CGGTCATCGCCCGCTCCACGGCGTCGACCACAACGCCAGCAACCACCACTCCAGCCGGTCCGGCCACCACGATCCGCAAGGACGGCACATACATGGTCGGCACACAGATCGAGCCCGGCACTTGGCAGGCCACCGGTGGATCGTTCTGCTACTGGGAACGGATGAAGGACCTCACCGGTGGGTTCGGTTCCATCCTCGACAACGGCCTGGAATCAGGCCAGCAGTTGGTGACGATCCTGCCGACTGATAAGGCGTTCAAGACCCAGGGCTGCGGCACCTGGACGCTGATCCCGAACTGACCTCACACGGAAAGAAACCGCCCCCGAAGACCGAAGTCTTCGGGGGCGGTTTCGCGAGTTCCACCACGGACCATCTTGGCTATCAGGGAGATTCTACCTCTGGTGGAATATCGTCCACCTCAACGCGCTCGAGCGGCAACACATCCACACTCGGACCGGTAGCCATGTACTCGAACTGCTGCGGCGTCATACGGCCAGTGAACCGGCCCATCACCGGCGACAGCGTGCCGTCGTTGAGGCGGCGTGCGGCGTGCATCCACCGGTGATCCTCATCGAGTAACCACAGGTGGCCGTTGGCGTCCCGGTAGAACGCAGGTTCGGTCGGCAAGGGCATCAGTCCGCTACGCCCGCCGAGTTCGCCAGCGATCGCAGAGTGTCACTGGCGCGGCGCTGCTGCTCAGCCACCGCGCGCACGGTCGCCTTAACGGTCGGCGAGGAACGGAAGTGTTCCGGCGAGACCGACCGGGACTCGGCCAACGCCTCGATCGCCGAATCCGGATCGCGGTTGAGCAGGTGCGCTCGAGCGGCATCCAGCCAGAAGTACGTCTGGCGTTCGCTCGCCATGTCCTTCGGCAGGCGCACGCTCTTCGCGATCTCCACACCTCGCTCTGGGTTGCACAGATCCACCTCGGCGCACAGTTGGTACAGCTTCACGTTCGTCGGCCCGACGACGGTGTCGTAGACGACCCGCTCGCCGATGCCTTCCGCCAACCGAGCCGCCTCAGCCAGATGGGAGCGGGACGCGTCAGCGTCAGCGAGAGTTGCCGCGATCGTCCCGGCCCGCATGTGCAGCGTGCTGTACACCGCCGCCGCGGTGACGTCCTCGTCGACGAGCGGTTCGATATCGGCCATTGATCGGGTCAGCAGCTTCATGGCCTGCTTACCCGCACCGATCCTGGCCAAGGTCGCGGCCTTGACGTAGTGGGTGGTCGCGAGCAGCAGCGGGTCACCGGATTTCGTTGCCGCCCACTCCATGCGCTCGGTCGCGGTGAGGCTGAGATCTGAGTACCCCATCTTGTGGCTGAGCGTGTTCGCCGCACGGTAGGCGTCGGTCAGCAACGCGTACGCAGGGTGGCCGTGTTCCTGCCCGGACACCAGCAGGTGGTCAACCAGATCCGGAAGGACTTGGGCGATCTTGCGGTATTGGGTGCCGCGCCGCCACAGCCCTACCTGGGCGACCTGCGAACGCAGCCGCTCCAGCGGGACCGGTTCGACGTCGTCGTCCATCAGGTCGGTCGCCGCCAATGTTCGGCGAATGATCGGCACGATGTCGAGCGTCTGCTCCTGCTCCTCATCGGAGTACAGGCGAGACGCATCGATGCGCAGCGCTTGGGCGACCGCGCCGACCCAGGTGGTTGAGGCCATACCCGCGCCGGATTCGACCTGGGCCAGGAAGCTTCGGCTGACGCCTGCCGCGGCGGCCAGCTGGTGTTGGGACATCCCCCGCATTTTCCGGTAGCGCGCGATGCGTGCGCCCACCGAGTCACTCTCGAGCATGCCCCAACCGTAGCACCGAAATAACGAACAATCTCCGAACATTCAGATGGTCATCAGGTCTTAACGTCAATCCGCAGGGAGCCCCGACGCCGGGACAACCCCTCGCCCCCGAACCCCGATTGTGGGGCGCGCCCTGGTCAGCGGAGTAGCCATAGCCGACCAGGGCGTCGGAACCCCCGGCGTCGGGGGGCTTCTACAACCACATTCGAACAACGCGCCTAGGGGTACTGCCCATGCCCGGACCAGTAATCGTCGCCTTCATCGTCATCGTCGCCATCAACATTGCGTGGGCTGGTTTCGCGCTCGGGCGACCGGCGATCCGCGATCCGAGAGACCGCCGTGCCTTCGAGGTCGACGCCGAGGTCGAGCAGTGATCGCCGTAGCTCCCGCCGACGTGCGGGCCAGATGGGATAACACCGCCCAGAACTGCGACACCACACCAGCTGTAGAGGGCATGGAACACGCCCGCTACCTGCTGTCGTTCCACGCCGGGCACGGAGGCTGTGAGCAGTACATGACCGCCCTCGCCTACGGGTCGGTGGTGACCCAGTGAGCTGGAACGTTCTCTGGGATCACGAAAGCCGCACGCAGGGCATGTTGCAGCGTGAGGACGGGTCGTGGGCGACGGTCACTTGCGGCGGCGACGTCATCGACTTCGAGTTGCCCCAGCGGGACGCCTTCGTCGGACCACCGAAACCTCCACGCATGCCTGACGGCCTGCCGACGATCGAGGCGATGGACCAGTTCCTCGAGGCGTTCCAGAAATGGGGGGAATCCTGATGGCGCTCACCGAATCCCAAGCCAAGGTTTTGGGTGTCATGCAGGCGCTCGGGAAGCACGAGACCGCAACGGCTCTCGCTCTCCTGTCGGGCCTCACCTCGCCCACCGCGCGCACCGCGCTGCGCATGCTCGAGACACGCGGCTTGGTCGCTTCCGGCACCACCGTGCCCACGTTCTGGCGGATCACCGACACCGGGCGATCGGTCATCGGCCGTCCTGTCTATCGCGAATTCCGCGATCGTCAGCGCCTAGCCAACGGGAAGCCGTGACAGCTGGCCCCGACAGGCTGGCCCACATAGATGTCCCGGCACCGGCCGGGATTGTTCGAAATCACCGAGTAAGGGAGTGGATCAATGGCGCGTCTGCTGGAGCCCGGACCGGATGGCAACAACAGCGACAACTGGAACACCGACCCGCGTGACGATCGCGGTAGCGAGGACGTTCGCGGTCACGGCGTGATCAGCCCGTGGGGCAAGCGGTAGCCAAGCGGCAACCGATACAAGACCTCCCCGGCAATCGGTCGGGGAATTGAGAAAGGGATACGTATGCCGCAGTACAACCCGGGTCCGCAGGGCGGTAACTCGAGCGACGACTACAACCTCGATCCCCGTGGTGTGGACGCGCCGAAGCATCGCTTGGGTGAGGACTACCGGCAGATCAACGGCCAGGACTGATCCCGCCCGCACGACAAATCGCCCCCAACCTCGAACTGAGGTTGGGGGCGTTTTTATCAGAGAGACGATGAGGGGATATGAGCAACTACCTGTTGATCGGTTACCTGCTGGGAATGGTGGCGCATGTGCTGATCGCCGCCGAGCAGGCCCGCGAGAACAAGACCAACGACCCCGATGTGAGGTGGGCAATGGGGCATCCGGGCGGTCCCGCCGCAATGGCCTTCTTCTCGATTCTATTGTCGCCGATGTGGCCGCTGTTCGCGCTCGCCGCGCTCGCCCGGTGGATGGGGCTGCCTGCATTGCTACACGCCACCGCCGACCGGCTCAGGAAGTACGCAGAGGAAGACGACCACTGAGGACGCCTGCACGCACGAAATCGCCCCGCCGCATCCCATCTCGGGACACGGCGGGGCGTTGTTGTGTAACAGATCCGGGGTGGTTGTAGACGGATACCTCGGGTGACGGGTACCGTCACCGCAAGTCGAGGGGAACATTCCGATGAGGACCATCATCCTGGCCGCCGCGGCGGCTGTCTTGTTGACCGGCTGCGGGAATGACTCCCAGTCGAGCGCTCCCACGACATCCGCCGGCGCGATCACTCGGCAGACCGAAATGCTGGCCATGGCCAAGGGCGTGATCAGTGGTCAGGTCGGCAAGAACGGCAACGTGGTCGATGAGTTCGGGCCCGCCACCTACCCGAACGATCTGCAGGTGATCGTGTGGGCGGATGTGGTGATGACCAACGGCCAAAGCAACCGGGTGTGGTTCCAGGTGAGCTTCGCGAGATCCGGTCAGACGCTGGTGCCGTTCGGGTCGGCGAAAGTCGCGCTCGGCGCCAACGGACCCTGGCAGTGATCAGACCAGCGCTTACGGAATAACAGCGGTGATAGCTCTGACCGCAATACAACTAAGGCATCTCGGCCATGAGGTTTGCGACGATACGGCTGGTGCCCTCATAGGACGGATGTGTGCCGTCGGATGTGAACTGGGTGTCATAGGCGGTGGCGGTCGTCGAGGTCGCCGTCGCCGATGTCACTCGGCTTCCGCTTTCGAGATCAATGACTCCCTTTATTCCATACGGATGCTGGGAGAACCATTGATTCATAGTCTTCCTAATGCCCTCCATCGTGGAGGTGTAGGTGTTATATGGCGTGAAATTCACCGCATATACCGGCACCGTTGTTCCCACAATAGTTCGAATGTTGGTCAAGCAACTGATCAAATCTGCCTGAATCTGTGCGGCGGTCCTGCCATTGGCGATATCGTTGCAGCCGAGCGCGAGAATTGCGGCATCGAATGCGCCGCCGCTGGTCGCTAGGCGAGTCCATCCACGATACGAGGACGAAGCCCAGGTCTGCGCGAAGGCGCCGTACAGCGAGTGATTCTGCACCATATAATCGCCCCTGCGCATAGCCCAGCGATCCCAGAATCGGTCAGCCCACGGCGTAGGCACAATGTCGGTGCGTGCGCTCGATACCGCCCACGAGGGCCCCTGCGCGCCCTCGGGAATGCTGTCTCCGATGACCAACAGGCTTTTCTTCCGGTTGGTCGTGGTGTATCTGATCACCACGTCGAGAGGGACCCAGCCGACCGTGCCGCCGCTACTGGCAGTAGCGGGATTCACTGCCGATGTGGTATCGGACCAGCGCCACGCCTTGCCGATTCCGGTCTGCAAGGTCTGGGATGACCCGTGGCAGGCAATGCCGAGCAGCCATTCAACACCATCCTGCGGGAGGTCCGTAGTGAACGGACCGAGCGTCAGCGCACCTCCGGTATTCGGAATGGTTCCGCTCGTCGCCAATGTCGTGGCCGCGCCGCCGTTGAAGTTTCCCGTAGGCCCGGTATCGCCGAGCGAGCGAGCAGTCGCTTGCCCGCACACAGCCTTGTCGAGGGTGAGCGACGCGCCGCCGTTCGCCGATCCGCCCGTATTGTAATTCGAGATATCCACGTAGAACGAGTCCGCATTGGCGGGCAGCGTGAATGGGATGCGGAACGATAAATTGGTTACCGCCGAGAGCGTGGTCGCCGTACCGGCGACATAGAGTGCGGTCTGCCCGCCTTGCCCGCCATTACTGCAGCACAGCGTTTTCGTAGTCAGCGGATATTGCGTGACGGCCTCGTTGATGCCGTCTTCCATGTGGTTCATGCGGGTCGCGTTGACCGGCGTCGTTAACGTGGGCTTGTTGACCCATGTCTGTTTGGTGTATGTCATGGCTCTCCAGGGAAGAGGTCATCGCCCGGGAAAAGGTCATCGGACGGGTACGGGACCGTGTCGCCGATGTCGGTCGGTACGACCGCTGTAGCGGTGGCCGTCATGGCGGGCACGGTGACCGTGGCCGGCACAGTCACGGCGGGAACCCGGCCGGACGCTGTCGCCGTCATCGCGGGCACCGTCACCGCGGCGCCAGCCGACACCGCGGGCACAGCTCCTGCGGCGGTGACGGTCATCGCGGGCGGGGAAACGGCGGCACCCGCATGCAGGGCAGGCAGGATCATGTCCGCGGACGCGGTCATCGGCGGCGCGTTCACCACCGCACCAGCGCTGACCGTCGGCACGGGCATGTCGGCGGAGGCCAGCATGCGCGGCGCACTGACGAGTCCGGACGCGAGTTCCACAGTCGGTGCGGCCATACCCGCGGACGCCACCATCGGCGGCACCTCGACATAGCCGGGGACAGTGACCGCCGGTGTGGGGATACTGGCCGCGGCCACCATGGCCGGCGCGGCGACCCGCGCACCGCCGGTCAGGGTCGGCATGTTGTAGTCCGCGCTGGCCAGCATCGGCGGCACTGTGACGGTGACGCCGGCATGGATGACCGAGGCGGCCATGGCGGCGGTGGCCTGCATGCGTGGCGCGAATATCAGGGCGGGCCGGGTGCCGTCGAACAGCAGGACATCGCCGAGGTAGACGCGCACCACCTGTTTGACGACGCCATCCGCACCCGACCACCACAGTTCCGCTGGCGCGGATTCCTGGCGGAATAGAGCGACCACAAGGAATCCGTTAGGACACGGTCACGGTTGCGATACCGGTCGCGTCCCAGGCGATGGTGAAGGTCGATGAGGTGACCGGGATGTCGGCGTCGAACAGGATGTACCCGATCAGCGGCCTCGTGCTGTCCGATGCTGGGCTGGCGTCGTAGACGACTGCGACGCGGGCGGTGAACGTCGCGCCGGTCCACTGTGCGTCCGCCGCGTCGAACGCCCACAGATTCGTAGCACCGGTGTAGGAGATCGTCGGCGAGGACAACGCGACACCACCAGCGGTGTAACCGGTGCCCGTGATCTCGTTGGTGACGTCGGACTTATACCGGTGGGCGTCCTGGTCAGGGACATAGCTGACGGTGCACAGCATCACCTTGATGCTGTCGCTGTCCATGTCGATCTCTTTGTTCGCCAGGGAGAGAAAGAACTTCCCGTAGAATTTCGCCACGTGCGCGATGGGGACCACTTCCTTAGGTAATCGACCGCGGTAGCAGGTCGGCGTTTTGGATGCCAAGAACCCCCGAGCAGCACGCTTCGGGGGTTCGGGTTTCTTCGGTTGTGGCCGTTACGGATTCGGCACTACGACGTACATGGTTTCGGGGTCCGTCGAGGTGAGCGCCGCGTATTCGTCCTCGGTGAGGACCTTGATGATCGCGACACCACCGCCGTTACGGACCGCGGCGATCTCGTCGCTCGGCGACACCGGAAGCCCGGCCTCGATCAACGGCATCAACCGGATCGGCGTCCCCCAGTCGGGAATGTCGATGCTGTAGGAACGCATCCCGATCTTCACCCGCGCCGGACCAGGATCCAGGTCATCGGTAGTGATAGCCCCGTCGACCGGGGTGTAGGAATGGGTGGTGGTGGTGACTATCGCTGTACCGTCGGCGTTGTCACGCAACGCGAAGGTGGAGAAGAATACTGGTTGCGTTTCCGGCGTTCCCGCGAGATCTGTGAGGTTGTCGGAAATGACGGTCATACGGAGTCTCCCGTCAGCTCAGGGCGTAGTAGGGGACGAACCCCGAATTGAATGTCAGGGAGCTGTAGTTGATAGAGGACATCGGTGTACTCGACCCTCCGGCGTAGGCGTACAGCGCGGAGGGTTTGAACCCGGCGGGGGCAGTCAACGGCCAGAACGTCAACTGACAGATCGAGTTACAGGTCTGCCCAGGCGATGTCACCTGCAAGGTGGCCGCGCCGAAGATGTCAGCTTTCTTCGCTGCGATCGAATTGTTCAGCCCGAACGTGTACTCGGTGTTCGTGGAACTCACCGACGATTTGATGTCGCTGGTCTGCGCGACCAGGGACAAATTCCCGCTGCTCAAATCCATCTTGTACACGGCGAGATAGAAAGCCCCGATCCCCAGTAGCGTCCACGAGTCGCCGGTGATGAACGAAAAGTTGTTGTAGGTCCGGTCTTTCGAGCATTCGATGAACCCCAGCTCGGTCAGGTTCGCTGAATGCCCGGCCGGCTGATAGTCCGGGACGGCGTATTGCATCGACGCCGACGTGGTCACGGTGTGGTTGTGCGACCCTGCGGAGCTGGTGGTGCTACCGCTGACGCTGTGCGTGTGCGATCCGGCGCTGGCTGTGGATGCGCTGATGGTGACGCCGGAGGCTTTGCGGGCCAGCATGATCCGCGGGAACGTCGAGTCGGCTTCCCGGGTGAACGTGGCCCACAGCGGGGTTCCGGTTGGCAGGACGTTGCCTACCGGGTTGTTGATGGAACTCTGGACGTTGGTGAAGGACACCCGGGCGCCACCGGTAGTGATGGCGTGGACGGTCGCCTCGTCCAGGTTGGAGCCGTAGTCGGTGCCGACGACGAAGGACCCATCGGGAGCGGAACCGCCTGGGGTGGTCATCCGCGGTCACCCATCAAGCGCATCCCAGCTTGGACAGCCCGGCGAGGATAGTGTCCGCTGCCTGCTGCCTGAACTGCGCCTGCTCAGGGGTGAGGTTTGGATTCGCCGGGTTCATCTTGATGCTGGTGGCGAACACCGTGTAGAGCGGGCACAGGATCTCCACTGAGGTCCGCTGCTGGACTGCCTTTATTTCCCGCTGGTTCTGCTCGACCTGGTAGAAGAGGAATCCGAATCCGATCACCAACCCGAGGCACAGCGCGATCGCGACAGCGAGCCCCCCCAAATAGATGCGAATGGAATGCTGGCCTCGCTTCTGCTCATTGAGATCCTCGACCACTTGCTCCATTAGAGAGAAGCGCTCGGTCAACCCCGCCACCGAAGCATTCAATGTTTCGACAGCGCGAGTCAGGTTCTCCATCAGGATTCCCCCTTTCGGTCCTTCATCGCTATGTGCAACTTGTCGACGTACGCCGACAATTCATCGGCCAACGCCCGCACTCGACCCACCGTTTCATGCACGGCAAGGAGGATGTCCTCGGCGTTGTCGTTCTCACGCTCGTACTTGTCCGGCATTACTGCCGCCGTTGGTTATGCATGATTCCCAGCGCCTCCCGAATGGCGTCTGTAGCTCGTGCCAACACACCGGCCGTTGAGGTATTCACGACTTTGTTCAGGTCGGCGAGTTCTTTTTCGAGGCGGTCACCACGTGCCGCCTCTTTCGCATATGCCGCTTCGACGCGGGCAAGTTCTTTCTCATGCGCCGCGGTGATCCGGTCAATTTGACTCTGGTGCGCCGCCGTGAGCCGGTTGAACAGCATGTAGGTGGCGGCGATGAACACCAGCAGGATCGCGCCGATAGCGCCGTAGTTGAGGAAAACGTCCGTGACCGGCGATCCCGTGCCGGTCTGCGATTCAATCCCCAGCAACAGCAGGCCGGTCAGCACCCCCGGTTTCCTCACCGCCCAGCGACTTCGCCACAGGCGTGACCTTCAAGCGCGCGATCTCCGCTGCTACCGGCACGCCGAGGATAGCGCCGATGATGGCAATGACCGTGTCCGCCGAGAACTGCGTGATCACACCCTTGGCCACGAGGACCGCGACCACTACGCCGAGCACTGGATAGAGGATGGCGCGGATCGGTTCACTGCGTATGGTGTCCAAGATTTTCATGCTCTTTCCCTTCAATCGTGGTCTGCGACAGGGGTATCGGGGCCGTCTGCGTCGAGCAGGGCGACGGTGTCGCGGCGGCCGGGCCAGACGATCTGCCCATGCTCGAACCGCTGCCGCACTTCACCGCCGGACAGTTGTTCCTCGTCGGAGACGGGCCAGCCGAAAGGACCGTTCTCGTAACCGGTCCGGTTCCATCGTTCGCGGATCGCGCCGTGCAGCCAGAACGGGTCGCGGACGTCTTGGCGGTAGATTGCACCGCGCTGGAACCCCTGGACTTCACCGTGCTCGAGCTGTGTGGCTGCGGTGATCGGGTAGCCGAGTGTGCCCGCTTCCCAATCGAGCGCGGCATACTTGCCGAACAGCGATGCCGGGATGGCTTGCGCACCTGTGGATGGGCTCCAGAAGATGTGGCCGTGCTCGTATTCGGCGTATCGTCCGACACCGTCAGGGGTTGCAGCCTCACCGTTGGTGATCCGCTTGCCCAGCCATGGATTCGCGGCTTCGACATCGTTGATGGCGTTAGGTGGCGGAGGTGGCGTTGCGCCAGCTGCGAATTCGGCGACATCCGCAGCGAGGACATCCCATGGGAAGTTAGGGCCGACGTCGGTGTGCGTGCCGATGCCGAGGCACTGCGTCACATATTTGTGGTCGGAGATGCCGTCGCGCCGTTCGTATGGCGGGGCGATCACATCGGTGGCGAAGCTGTACTTTTTCGCGTCCTGAACAGCCAGCCACGCCGCGATCCGGAGGTCGTCGCGGATCTCGAGCCAATCCTCGCGTGACCACGACGCGCGGCTGCCAGCGAAGCAGAGGTTGATGGTCTGCGCGTTAGCGTCCAGGACCGACCACGACGCGTAATCCGTATCGACGACGGCGCACACGATCCCGCCGCGCACCGTGTAGTGATACGACGCGCCGTTCTCCGGATTGTTCAGATACGCCGACAGCGATTCGGCCGTGCCGTCGCCTTCCTGGGTATGCAGCAAGAAGTTGGTGATACGCGCACCCCAGCGCTCCGACCGGGAGTTCCCCATGCGATCGAGTTCGGTGTATTCAGGTCGGGCCATCGGCGATTCCTCAGGTTGTTCGTAGTGGGACCACTGCCCGTACAGCGGCGCGAGGACGTCGTTGACGTCGACGGCGCTTCCGTCGATCAGCGGCCCAGGACTTGTCGGGGTGTCGATAACCCGCTGGTAGAGAACGGCCTCGGGTGCGATTTCACCCCCGGACCAGGCACGCGTCTGCCATGCCCAGTACTTCCCGCCGCCGGCCGAACCGAGGACAGCGTCCTGTGCGGCCCAAGCGCACGCCCGCGAATGCCCGTAGATGCCGGTGCGTTCCGCGCCGATCGCGTTGTTGATGCCGCGGAAGAAATCGACGGCCTGGTTGTTCCAGTCTTCGAGTGAGATGTCTTCGTCGACCGCGAAAAAGATCGGCGCCTTATCGGGGCCGCCCGCGGCGCGATGCCGCTCGGCTGCTTCGATTCCCATTCGCTGGCCGCCGTCGTAGCCAGTGGTCCAGTCCGATGGCGCCTGCGGATTACCGGGCTTGCCGTACTGCCATACCGACGCGATCTCTAGTCCGGCCGCGCGCAGTTGGTCGGCGTACAGCTTCGTGATCGGTTTCGCGCCAAAATTGCTGCCGGGTCTGCTGGGTGCGACATAGACGATGACTGCGCCGTGGCCTGCATCCCGGATCGCGGTCGGATCGACAAGTCGAGCAGCGAAATCTACTGCTGTGGTCATCGGCCGTCCCCCTGATGCCTTTTAAGGATTCCGTTGCGTGCCTGGCCTTTACGTTCGGTGTAGAGCACTCGCCGCTTCTCCACCTCGTCGTCGAGGTCGCGCAGGTAGGTGTTCACCTCGGTCACGGTGTGCGCGCTCGGGTCGAACCGTGGCGGTTCGTCGATGGCGTCGACGATCTTCGCGGTCGGCTGCTCCGGGTCGGGTTCGTTGATCTTGTAGCCCTGATAGCGGAGCCGTTCGACCACAGCTTCACGTTCCCGCACCGTCATCGACGCCGGATCCTGGATCACCACCGGATCCGGTGCGGGGTCGGACCCCTTGGGAACCCATCCACCCATCGCGTTGAATCGCGACTGCTCCCCGCGATACGGCGGACGGAACTCGACCGTCGCCGCTTCCGGATCAATCGGGGGCACGCCCGCTTCGGTCAGGTGCTTCGAGACCGCGCGGGCGATCTGCTCCGGCCAGATGATCCGGTTCCGCCCGCCCGCGTCCGCCCCGAATCCGATCGGGATGCACTGCAACACAGGGAGGAATCGTTCCTCCGGATCGTCCGGGTCGATGTCCTCGAGACGCCAGATCTTGCCCACAATCCTCCTAGAGCACGCCGAGGTCTCGGGCGATGCTCATCACGTCTTGAAGCATCTCCAAGGCCTTCTGAACTGGGTCTTCGGGTTCGCGGTGGCCGACGACGATGTCCCAATGCGGGGTCGTCTTGCGGTCCCACCACAGGGTCAGCTCGGTGATGCGGTCGACGTAGACCTTCCCGGGCGGCCCCCACTCTTGGACGGTGGTGCCGATACGGGTTCCGAGCCAAGCGTTTCCGTGTCCGCGCTGCCCGATGCGCAGGTTCTCTACTCCGTCGGCGACGGTGACCGAGTGGGTGGTTTGCTCCCTCGTCCTCCACATACCGGCACGTAGGGCGATAAGGGCGGACAAGGTGTAGGCGCGGTCCGCGCCCTCACACCACGTTTCTTGGTAGTGCGACCAGCCGAGTCTCTGGGCTCGCCCGATGTCCTGCCACTTCATGAACGCCAGGAACACGTCGGTATACAGGGGTTTGAGCAACGCATCGGCCATGCCGCCCACCGGCGGGATGAACAGTGCCATAGCGATGAGATCGCCGACCATGTTGATCGTCGCCGAGATCAACTCGTTGACCCCCGGCATGCTGTGCCCACCAGTCACGAACTCGGTGTCAGTCGCTGGTTTCCAGTGGAAGCTGTTGGACTGCACACCGGTTCGGTCACCGTCGCGCAGGATAATGCCCGGCGCCCGCGGGTTGGTGCCCTTGTATCCGGGGATCGAGTACTCAGGCGGGAACGTGGGGTCGTCGATGATGTCGATCCCCTGCGTTATCCCATCGCTGGCGATGGTGGTGAACGCGCGAATCAACCCGGTGAAAATGTTGCCGCCGAACGAGGTTTCGGTATCCCAACCGGAGTTGTCGACGAGGTCCCAGACGATCGTTCCGGGCCGCAGGGCGGTGAACCCCTCCGGCAGTGGGTCGCCTTCGAGGTAGCGTCGCGGCTCCCACGTCAGCTGGCCGTCGGCGACGATGCGCTTGCTGACATCGTGGATGTATTTGAAGCGGGAGTGGACGATCGCGAAGACGCTGTTGTCGTTCTCGATAGCCAGCGGCGCGACAACCTGAGACCAGGTGGACTGATCCAGGTTGAACCACTGACTGGCATCCATCGGGTCGTCGGGCAGCGTCCACAGGTTCGCCTCAAGACGCAGGATGTTCAGGAACAGCGTGAGCTTGAGGCACCACTTCGCGGGCCCGAACAGGATCCACAGCCTGGGGAACTGAATCTCCGGCGGCAGGAACGGGTTCGAGTAGGCGATGATGTGCTTGAGGTGCTCATAATCGCTCTTGAAGATCGCCCGGACTACCCGGTTGCCGGTGTCGTCCTTGAAGCCTTCGAGGTCATCGAGCATCCCGCCCCAACGCGCGCCGTCCTTGTCGGCGGTGATGAACACGTTGGCCGTAGAGCGGGCGTCGTGGTCGGTTAGCCACCGCGACAGGTAGTAGCGCGCGGGCAGTTCGATTGTGCCGACGCCGGTTTCGTTCTCCGGGAGGGTGAACTTCGCGGAGATCTCGTTGTGGACTTCGCCGACGAGGTTCCAGTCTCCATCCCAGATCCGCACCAGCGGCGGGAGTATTCGGCGGTCGTAGTCCTTCTTGAGACGTTCGGCGATCTCACCGAATACTTGGTCGAAGTCGATCGTTTCGACAGTTGTCATTCCAGTCCCCAGGGTCGAGGCCAAGGCCGTGGACAGACGACACGAATCCCCGTACCGGCGGGCGCGCCGGTGACGGTGATCGGAACGAGAGTGGGTGGGGTGTTGCCGGGCACGTGGTAGGCGAAGCGACGCCCGCCCATCCGCTGATAGAACTCGGTATCCAAGCTGGAGTTGAACTGCCCGTCGCGCGCCATCTTGTCGGTGTCGATCTTCAGGTGCTCGTTGAGCAGCAGCGGCGCCAACTCGACTTTGCGTAGGGCGTCTTCCTCGGCGCGTTCGAATTCGTCGTTGCCCCACGAGAAGTCCGGCAAGGTAACGACCATGCCGGCATGAGAGGCTTGGATCTCCCACTGAATCCAGATCTCATAGTCTTCTGGCAGCGGGTTGGAGACGGTGACGTACCCGGTTTCGGTTCCGCCGCCGGTGGTGTCGGTCTGGCAGACGAAGACCTCTTTGTGCGGTTCCTCGATCCACCGCGGGTACGCACCGACCAGGGGCAGCAGTAGCAGCCCGTACTGTTCGCTGTTCGGGTCGTTGAGCGCCTTCAGTTTCGGCTTACCACCCAACCGGACCGGGAGATGCCGCCGTGAATCAACGGTGGTGGCCCACAGTTTCGCGTCCCGCTTCACCGACAGGGATTTGCGGAACGCCGAATCCACGTACCGCCACGGCATGGTCTTGGTGCCAAGTATGTGTACGGCGAGGATGAAGTCGTACTTCTCTTCCCGATACCCGCCGTAGGTGGCACCGACCTGGAAGGCTGTGCTGTTGTAGATCGCGGTGAACGGCGGATCGTAGGCGCCGTCCCAGTCGGTGCCTTCTTCCTCGTCAGCGAGGCACACACCGCGGTCCCATTGCCCTTCACCGGCCAGCGGCCACCATTCGCCGTCGCATCCCTCGAGTTCGATCGTGACCTCGTTGAGGGGATCGATCATGTGCGCGGGGTGAACGCTCGGGCGCGGTTGCGCTGATCGATCTGCAGCATCTTCCATTCACGATGGAACTCACCCGCGCTCATACCGGTGTGCAGGTTGTCGATGCGCACGCTGGCGTCGATGTTCGGAGCAGTGGACGGCCGAGAGGTTGCCGCGGCCCGCAATTGGCTTCCGTTGAGGACCCATTCGGTTTCGCCGGATGTGTTGATTGCGGCCATGTTGTTAGGCAGCGGTCCGCCCTCGTCTCGGATGACGGCCGGGATGCGCAGGGTTTTCATCATCTCCTCGAGCCAATTCGGGGTACCGGGTACGACCGGGCCCTGCTTGGCCAGATCGTCGGCACCGATAACAGGGGCGGTCTGCTTTTGCTGCTTCTTCGCCTGATCCGCGGCGATCCCGATAGCGGCGCCGGTGACACCTTGAATGTCGCCACCCAAACCGATGACGTTGAGGGCGTCGGACAGTTGCCCGGTGACGAACGCTTTCGCGGCGTCGCCGAACAGGTCCACGACACTGCTGGTGCTGCTAGAGCCGTCGCTGGATGAGGTGCCTTCGCGTTGCTTCTTCTGCTCGGCGGCCAACGCGTTGATCGCCTTCTGCAGATCCAGGTCCGCGCCGCGGCGATCGTCGTCGGTGGCTTCGGGGTCGGCCCAGGTGTCGTCGCGGTCGGCTTTGGCGTTGTTCAGGGCGAGCTGCAGTTCCTCCAACCGGATCTGGTCATCGGTCAGATCCCCTGTCAGCGGTGGAGCTTCGGGGACAGGTCCGCCGCTGGTGGCGGCTTGTTCCTTCTTCTGCTCCAACTCCTGCACCCGAAGCTCGGCGCGCTGCACGTCGATCTGGGCTTGCCGTTTGTCGTCGGCGGATTTCTTCGGGTCCTTCAGGTCCTCGTCACGCTGAGACTTGGCCTTGTTCAGGCTGATCCGCGCCGACTCCAGTTCGAGATCGTTAGAGGCATCCCACTCAGTAGTTTTGGTGCGCGACCGCGACCGCGAACTACCACCCGCAGAGCTACCGGGAGGGTTGAACTCAGAGCTGGACAGGTAGAACTTCAACGGCAGGTTGCCGCTGGACGCGGCCTGTGCACCGGTTCCAACACGGACACCGTTAGACCCTGACTCCAGCGGTGTGCCAGCGAGGGATCCCGCCATGTGGCTGTACTGGCCGCCGCCGCCGCGGTAGATGCCTACCGAGAGTCCGCGCCCGGTCGGGTCGAGTCCGGAGCGGAATCCGAGGCTGGCGAAGTCGCTCTCGGTGGTGAACCAGCGGGTGAACGGGCTCAACCCCTTCAGCAGGGCGTAGGCGGCGGAGATGAACCCCGAGCAGTCCCAGGACGGGTTACCGACTCCGCCGTACTGGTAGGGCTTGCCGGACTGGCCGCGCAGGAAATCCATAGCACGAGTGACAGCGATACCGCCGTCGGCCATCTTCGTCAGACCGAACCCGAAATGCCCTGCGACAGTGGACAGAATGTCCACCGACCGGGACCGTTTCGCGGGCGCGAGAGGAATGAACGCTTCCCCGCCGGTCTCCGGTTCGGCCCACTGGATCAAACCCGGGCGCGGCGCTTGGATCGTCGCCTGCCCCGGCAGAGCACCGTCGATACCGCCCTCGGCGCGGGGCGCGATCGGGATGTCGTCGACGTTCTCGTGCAACCGCTCCCGCGTGGACTCGGGCAGGTGGTAGCCGGACAGGTCGTATTCGAGCTTCACGATCTGCGTCTTGTCCGGCAGGCTCTTCGCGATCAGCTCATCGAGCTTGCCCATCACCGCAGGCAGATCCGGGGCGGACACCTTGACGACACCGGGTTTGCCGTTGACGTCCTCGACCTTCACACCGAGTTCAGTCAGCTTGGCTTTGGTGTCCGCAGTCAACGCGTCGGTGGGGATGGTGACACCCTCAGCGTTGTTGCGCAGCAACCCTTCGATGACGACGAGCTGCTGCTCCACACCGTCGGCGCCCTTCAACTGCGCGAGGATCTGAATGTCCTTGGGCAGGTAGCCGAGTTGGGTGGCCATCTGGGTGACCTGGTCAGTGGTCAGCCCGGCGGCGTTGGCCAGCTGCGAGAACTGCAACTCGTTCTGCGACAGGACCGGGCCCATGTCCGCGCCTGCTTCGGCGGCGGTGATGGTGGCATCCCGGATCTGGGTCAGCTGGTCGTAGAGCCGTTTACCGTTCTCGGTGGCTGTATCGACCTGCCCGCCGGCGCCGATGAGTGCGGCACCGAACCCTTGGGAGGCGTCCCACGCTTCGGCGGTGGCTTTCGCGGTGTCTCGAACGGTGACGTTGTACTTCGTCATCGCTTCCTGCAACGCGATCGGTTTACCGCTGAGCACGTCGAGGGCGCGTTTCATCGCGTCGATACGGTCCGCGGCCGACGCTGATTCGCTGGACAGGACCCTCACCGCGTCGGTGAGGTCGAAGAACCCGTCGGTGGAATCCTTGGCTACTTGCCGCAACCGCAGGAATTCATCGCGCATCTGCTTCGCCGCGGCGATGGCTTCTTGGCCGCCGTTGCTGGTGTTGTGCAGCCGGTCGACGAGCTGCTGGAACTGGGCGTCGGTGCCGCTGGTCTCGCGGGCAAGTTCTTGCACGGACAGGCCGAGTTCGTTGAAGCTGTCGACGACAGCTTTGCCGCGGTCGGCGGCGGCTTCCTGCGCGCGCACCGCATCGGTGCCAGCTTCGGCGACACCATGGAACCAGCCCTTGATGTCCTGCCAACCACCAGTGAACACCGAGAACGCACCCGGTGCGGATTCCTTGAGCTTGGCGTTAGCGTCGAGGACCTGCTGGTATTGGGTGGTCAGGTTCGACATGACGTTGCTGTCGACCGCGCCGCGGGACTCCTGGAACGCCTTACCCAGTTCACGCTGTTCGATCGCCAACTGCCGGGTGGTGCTGCGCAGCAACTCTTGCTGGGCTGCGGCCTTGCGCAGTTCGGAGATGATACCGACGACCGCGACCGTCGCTGCCGCGATGCCCAGCACCCACGGCCCGCCGATAGCGCCGATAGCGCCGTTCAGCGCTGTCCCCGCGCCGGTGGCGGCGGCGCGCAGCCCCGTCATCCCAGCGGCGAGCGTGCCCTGGGTTCGACCGAACCGGGTGGCGGCCGTTGAGGCGTCGAGGAAGCTTTGTTGCATGCGGCCGACGACGGGCAACGATGTGCCCAGTTGGCTGACCGCCGACCCGAACCGGCCCAATCCGACCGCGCCAACACCGGCGACCTGCGCCACGCGGCCCTGCGCGGTCGCGACTGCGACAGCGGCTGTAGCGACCCTGGTCAACGCGCCGGTGGTAGCTGTAGCAGCGGTGGTCAACGCCGCTCCGAGTGCCGTGCCGCGCATCAACACCAACGCAGCCGTGGCGGCGAGGATCGGCGTCGGGAGGTTGGCGACGGCTTTGGCGAGTGGGGCGATCGCGCGGCCCGCGGTGACGGCGGCGTCCGCGGCGCCGTGGAACGCGCTCACGATCTTGGGCGTGGTGTCGCCGATACTGCTGGCCGCGCCTTTCGCGAACTGCTCGAGCGGACCTTTGACAAGGTCGTACACCTCGAGGGCGAGGTTTTCGGCGGCGTTCTGCACTGTCTGCATCGCGCCGGGCAGGCCCTGCATCTTCGCCGCGGCGACCTCAGCAGCAGAACCTTGCTTGGACATGGCATCATGCATTTGGTCGAACCCGGCCGCGCCCTTCTCGGCGGCGACCGACGCCAAACGCATCGCGTCGGACCCGAACAGGGTGGATGTGGCGGCCTGATACATTTCCGGCGTCATCTTGTGCGCGGCGGTTTCCAACTGCGCGAACAGATTCCGTAACCCGGTGAACTTGCCCTGTGAGTCGTAGACGGTGAGACCGAGATCCTTGATCGCCGCCTGCGCAGGCTTACCCTGATCAGTCAACGCCAACAGTGCCGACTTCAGCAGGGTGCCCGCGTCGGATCCCTTGATACCGGAGTTGGCGAACAGGCCGAGCGCGGTTGCGGTGTCCTCAACGGTCAGCCCGAACTGGTGGGCGACCGCCGCGCCGGACTGTAGACCGTAAGCGACATCGGTGATCTCCGCCGAGGACGCGTTCGCTGTGTTCGCCAGAACGTCAGCGACACGCGCCGCTTCGGATGCGCCTAGACCGAACGCCTGCAGCGCCTGCGATTGGATAGTCGCGGCCTGTGCGGCGTCGATCTGCGCCGCCGCGGCCAACTGCAGGGATCCCTTAGCGGCGTCCATGGACTGCTGGACGCTGAAGCCGCCCTTGGCGAGTTCAGCCATAGCGGCGGCGGCATCATTCGCGGATGTGCCCGGGAGGGTGACGTCGTTGCCGAGCTGCTTGGCCTTCTCCGATACCTTCGCCATCTGATCGGCGGTCGCACCAGCAACCGCCTTCAACGTGTTCAACGAGGTGGTGAACTCGTTGCCGATGTCGATGACCTCTTTGAACGCCGCCGCGCCGCCGAGTGCCAACCCCATGGACGCACCGATAGCGCCCGCGGCTCCGACCGCCGGAGACAGACCCGTGCGCAGGCTGGAGACGAAGTTACGCATGTCGGGGGCGACGAGGATATCTATGCGACCACCGGGCACGAACTCACCTCCCCGCTTCTGCGCGTGACCTGTTCAGCAGGTCGAACTTGGATTTCGGTTTGTCCTCGGGAACCTGATACGGCTTCTGCGCTTCCCGGTAGCGTTCGACCAGCTCGGCGGTGATCTTCGGATCCCGCAACCCGACCGGCGCGTAGATCGGCATCGGCGGGGCCTTGATGCCGTGCTTGAGCCGTTGCGCCCGTTCGGCTTTGATCTCCGGGTCATCGGGGTCCGCGGTGCCGGAGACGTAGTCGAAGCGGGTCTCGAAGTCCTGACGGTCCACGAGCATCGCTAGGTTCTCCGAGTCCCTGGCGTGCTGGGCGTCGCGGGCTTCGGCGTCCTCGATGAGTGCCGCCACATCCGGGTATGGCATGGTCGCGAGCGCGACCCGCAGGTTTACTCCGTGGTAGTGGTGGACTCTGGCGAAGGCTGCGCCCCAGCGGGATTCATCCCGAAGCCCGGCAAGGGCGCGAGCAGTTCCCCCGAGTAGATCTCACTCAGGTTGATGATCCTGTTCAGCGCCTTGGACGCGTAGTCGGGTGTGAGGTTTCCGATGAACTCCCACAGCCCTTCACCATCGGTGGTGATCAGCGCCAGCATCTCGTCGAACTTCGTCGCGGCGACGAGGTTGTGGAACGCCACCACCTGCTCGCCGGAGAACCCCCGCAGGACGTCGGCCTCCACCGCGCCGAGCCGGATCGGTACCGGCGATTTCTCCTCGGTGCCCCAGTCGGCGAGCAGGTCGATCGGTTCCGGTGCCGGTACGGCCGCGAGCTTCGGCCGGCGGGCAGCCGCGGGCGTGGTGCGCCGCGCGGCTGCCTTCCTCGGTGATGCTGCTGCCATCAGGAGATGGTCACCGTTCCGGACGGGGTCAGGCTCGCACCGCTACCGGTGAGGGTGCCTGGCGCCTGAATGACAACGGTGTAGGGGCCGCCAGCCGAACCGGAGACGGTCGCGTTGCCGGTGCCGACGGAAGACAGCGCCACCAATGCCGACTGCACCGCGGAAGCTGCGGCGTTGTAGGCGATACCCGTGGTGGTCTGGCCGCCGAAGGTGAGGGTGAACGTGCCGCCGGTGGGGCTGCCGCCGATGGTGACAGTGGCGTTGGTCTGCAGCGGGTTCCACGAGGTGAGCGGAACGAACGGCGACAACGCCAACAGCTCGAGTTCGAAGCCGTCGAGTTCCTCCTTGCCGAACGTGCGCGGCGGCGGCGTGGTGAGGGTTACCTCGGGGCTGTAGAACGCCTGGGAGGTGTCCTCATCCCGCAGCACCAGCAGGACCGCGAAGTCCTCGTCGTCGCCCGGGTTCCACTGGTACACACCGGAGGTGACAGTGGAGATGGAACCGCCCTGCAGCGCGGTGAGGACGGTCGCGATCGAGTAGTCGACCGCGCGCAGCTTCACCCGCTCCTCGGTGGGGGACTTGATCACCTTGTACGGGGCCAGACGACGGTTCCACACCTTTTTCGGTGAGACGTCGCGGGTGGGGGTCAGTTCGAATCCGGCCTCGATACCACCGAAGGCGTCCCAGCTCAGGGAGCCGGTGACAGGGTTGTCGGCGAACGGGTCGGTCGGCAGAAGGGTGCCTTTCGGGGCGCGGTAACCGTCGCCGTCCAGCCACACATACGCCTTTTCGGGTGCGGCGTGAGTGCTCACGATGCCTCCATTACTGTGATGTGCCCGAGTGGGCAGGGGTGTCTACGTACGGGCGGCGCGCATTTTCAGTTCCACACGCACCGTGGCGCGGAACAGGGGTTGGTCTGCGCCGCGGGTTTTGTCGACGCTGGTGATGGGGCCATCGGTCCAGCGCGCTTTCCATGCCGATCCCCGGAATTCCTGGGATCTGACCCTGCCCAGCAATTGACCCGCCATCGCGGCGATATCCCAGGCGATCTCTTCGGGGTCTTTGGTGCCGCCGAGGATTTCCAGCTTCGGCACCCACGCATCTATCTGAATCAGCGGTGAGCGCAGCAGCGGATCCACGCCCACGTTTCCGGGTGCCCGGATCGTCACGAACGGTCCGGTGATCGGGTCCGGCGCATCGCGCGTCGACACCGAAGCAGCCGGAACCAGCGCGGTGAACGCTGGCTGGTTGACGAGGAATAGGCGGACCGCGCCGGGCGCGAACGGGATCGGTGCGGTCATAGGCCGAGGTTGGCGTGGAACGCGCCGCGGTCGTTGTACTTACCCAGCGTGCGGGCCGCGTCTGAGAGGATGGCGTGCGCGGGAGTGTCGACGGTGCCGAACTCCTTGTAGAAGGCGTCTGGGTCGTTGTCGACGAGGAACACCTGATCTCCGTCTGTCTCGACGGCCACACCATCGCGGTAGGCACCGGATACGACCGGCGCGATCTGGCGGGCCTTCGCGGCGGCCTTCTCTGCCAATTCGATCCGTCCCGGCGTCGATCCGTGGCGCGCTTCCCGGTAGGTTTGCGCCTCGAATATCTCCAGCCGGGCTCGCCCACCGGAGACAACGTTGTCGGCCATCAGGCCTTCTCGTCGACCTTCGCGACGCGGCGAACCTTGACTTCCGGTTCGGCTTCGTTGCGGTTGCGGTACGCCTTGGAATGTTCGTCGGCGTAGTGGGTGACGCCGTTGGCGTCGGTCCAGGACTTGATCACGGGTTCACTCCTTCAGATCGCTGGAGTGCCGCACGATGGCGGCGATGTAGGCGGGGCGTCGGGATCCGACTGCGGGCCGGCGTGTGCGGGGCGTTCCCTGCACGGTGACGGTGTCGCCGACCGCGATGAGATCTGAGACCGAGGCGGGCCCGTCGAACCGCCAGACATCGCGCCTGGAGGTGCCGCCGGGCAGGCCTGGCTCCAGCAGCAGGTTGAGCCGCTGGGAGGACACGTGCCCGTCCTCGAACTCATCGATCTGCGGGTCGGTGATGATCCGCTGCTGCAACAGCCCCCACCATGGGATCTCTGTGGGGGTTGTCGGCATCCGGTTACCGGTTACCGGATCGAACACCGGGGTTCCGGGCCGCAGCAGCGTCCACCGCTCAGGGAGGTGTCTCACGGACCGATCCTGATGGTGAAGCAGTCACCACTGTCGGAGGTGTCGACTAGATCAGCGACATCGTCGTCGGTGATGTAGACGAGCCCGCCGTCGCTGGATTCGTACTCGGTGCTGATCTCGGGGTACTCGGTGCGTCGCACACCGAGCCCCCGACGGATCTTCTCGAGCGCACGGATCACGATCTCCGCGCCGACACCTTTGACCAGGTCCGCGTCGAGCGTGCCCGCAGAGATGCGGTCATCGATCCCGCTGACTCTGTTGCGGATCTTCGCCTGGGCGATCGCGATGAACCGGTTCACCTGGGTGAGTTCCGGTTCGGTGTACGTTTCGCCCGAGAACTCCTGGACGTCCGACAGCTCAAACAGCGGGCTCGTCATCAGCCAACTCGATGGCGGCCAGAATGTCCGCCTTCTTCGTAGCGTCGCCGAGGTCGATGCTGTGCTCGTCGGCGTACGCCTTGAGCTGCGCCACCGTCCACGCCTCCGACGGTTCACCTTCGGCGTCGGTCTCCGCCCACACCTTGGGGTTGGTGATGAGCTTCGCCAGGTCGGCCGGGACCTCGTCGTCCGGGCCGAACACGTGCAGCGTCTGCCCTTGGGCGTCGTGGATGTGGACGGTCGTGTTGAGTTTGCGGCTCATCAGAGCACGTCCGCCAGGAAGGTGGCGTTGGCGTTGAGCAGCATCGGCAGGCCGATGCCCGACGCCTTGGTCCACCGGGCCACCGGGTCGTTGTCGATGTAGCTTCCGACCACGATTCCGGGAGCGTCGGTGGAGTCGATCCCGTAATCGGGTTCGAGCGCCTCGGCGGTGGTGCCCCACAGGGTCTCACCGATCTTGGACGAACCGATGTACAGGATCTTGTCGTCCGGGATAAGGCGAGTAGCCGCACCGGTCGAGTCCTCTACCTGCGCGTCGAAGATCTCGAACGACGGATGCCCGAAGGAGGTGAACAGTGCGTTGACCTGCTCGCGGGTCACGATGCCCTGCGTCGAACCCGGGGGCAGCGCGTAGGCGCGGATCTTGTCGTTGCGCATCAGCGCCGACATCACTCGCTGGGAGGTGATCGCCCGAATCGGGTTACCCGACTGGGTAGCCCGGAACGTCGCAAACCACGACTCCTGATCGGCGATCGGGTCTGCGGCACCGGCGCCGGTGACCGACCACAGCACCGACGCGGTCACCGAGTGGCCCGAGAGCCGCTGGAAGTCCGCGACCAGATCCAGGCCGTTCTCGGCGAGGGTCACCTTGCCGTTCACCAGCGCATCGGCCTTGGCCATGATGATGCGGGTCCGCAGCGCCTGCGCCAGCTCGACGGCATCGTTGAAGATGATGTCGCGGATCTGGTTGTCAGCCTTGCGCAACCGCAGCCGGTCGTATTCGCCGAGTCGCCGCTTCTCCGAGATCGGGGGCAGCTCACCGGAGATCCGAACCACGCCCTTACGGCTGGTGATCGGCGCCTCGGTGTCCCACGACCGGAACCGCGCGGCCCGTCGCAGACCCTGCTGGGTGATGTTCGCCCGGAACTCGACGTCGTCGATCATCGTGTCCGGCAACAGGCTGTCGATCAGCTGCAGGTCGTTGATCGGCTGATCCGCCAGCGCAGTTCGCACGTAGCCTGTCAGCTCGGCGGGAGTGACGTAATCGCTATTGATGACGAGAGCCATTTGTTACGCCTCCTCTCAGAAGTAGCTGATGGCCTTGGCCGTAGCCTGGCCTGCAGCGTTGACGGTGTGGGGCAGTTTCGCGGTCACGACCGCGCCGTGCCACATCAGGGCACCAGCGACCTTCGTCGCGCCGGTCGGGATCTTCACCGCGGTCAGCAGATGCCCGGCGATGACAGCGCCCGACTCGTCACCCACGCTGAACAGCCCGTACTTGCCGGAGCCGAGCTTCTTGAGCGCGTACCCGGACTTCAGGTAGCCGTTCGGGTAGTGGGTGCCTGCGGTTAACGTGGTCAGATCGAGAGTGATCGTGCGCCCGGTATCGGTACCGTGCGCCGACGCCAGCCAGGACTGATCGTCCTGACCGAACGTGTCGGTAGTGAGTGTCAGGTCCATTGCTCCCCTCCTTTACTGGGGGTCATTTGCGCTTACGCGCTTCGTATGCGGCGCGGCCGGCGGCCATGGTTCCGCCCGTTTCGGCCTGGCCACCGCCTTGGCGGCGGTCCGGTGCCGGAGTTGGCGGCAGGGTCGGTCCGGTCGGTGCTGCGGAGCCGAGTTGCTGTTTGAGCTGTTCGGCGTCGGCAATGAGTTCCTCGAGGGTGTTGCCGACTAGGCGCGGAGCCAGAGACAGCGACAGCCCGGCGGCGTTGGCGGCCTCGTAGCGCTTCGCCTTCGCGGCGTCAGCCTCGAGCTGCTTGATCCGTTCGGCGGTCCGTTCAGACTCGGTTTTCTGGGCGTCCTCGAATTCCTTGACGCGGGCTTCGAGGGCCTTCTGCGCCTTCTCGGCGGCCTGGCGGGCTTCGCGTTCCTTCTTGATCGCGGCCTTCCCGGCGTCACCGAGGTCACCATCAGCTGGGCCCGTCGCGGGTTCTGCTGCCGGTGGGTTGATCGGCGCCTGCGGCGCCACAGGGGGCTCTGTCGAACCGGGCGCCGCTGGCGCGGTACCGGTAGCAGGTGCCGTCATTTACTGGTCCTCCATCGCGGGGGAAATCCCGACCGGCCTCGCGCCGGACAGGGAAAATCAGAGGATGAAACCGTGCGTGCGCAGCAGCTCGATGGCGTGCTCGCGAGAATCAGCGATCTGGTAGATCGCCTCGGGCATCAGCCGCGGGGGGCGTCGTTCGCCGCGGCGCCTACGTCCTGCGGCGGCGGTGCCCGCGCGTGTGGTCAGCAGTCTTTGACCGAGAACTTCCTGTCGTTGCGCTCGACCGCCGGCGATGGTGAGACCACGGCGGGCGTTGACGACCTGCGACAAGTCCGCGCCGTCGCGGATCGCCCGCGCACCAGCGACGGTGAACACCCGCGCCTGCTGGGCGGGAGTGAGGCTGTTGAAGTACGCCCTCGGGTCGGTGCGCACGTCACCGGAGCGATTCTCTCGGCACGGGATGTGCTTGCAGTTGCAGCCCGGATGCCGGAGGAACCCGGAACTCCAGTGGTAGTAACGGCCCGCCAGGATCACGCACCGCGAACACGACGGCGGCACCAGCATCCGCACATACCCGACACCGAGCCGGGAAATAATGCCCAGCCCGGTCGCTGTCCGCCCCGCGTCAGCGAGTTCGGTCTGGATCATCAACCGCGCTGTCCGGCCAGCGTTCTGCCACGCCAGATACGGTGCTTCACCACCGTTCACGCGCTGCCCCGCGTCGATCACCGCCTGCAACAACAGACCGTCGATAGTGCGCCCGTCCGATGTGACACCCACCAGACGCGCCGGAGACGGTGTCGCCGTTTGCCGAGCGGTGATGTTCTGTTCTTCCAGCGCGTCCCCGACATACCGGTCGGCGCCAGATACCGCGGCGCGCTGTCCGGCGGTGACAGTGCGGCTCAACCTGTCGATGTTGCGGTTGAACCAAGCATCGAAGTCCGCCGGCGGGAGGTTGCCCCACTGCTTGGCGACTTCGTCGATGGTGTCGCTGATGATCTTGCGCTGTGCGGTGTCGTGCTCAATTGCCGCTTGCGGGGGCGTTGCCATTCACCACCAGCGCGTTCTGCTGGGTGTTCAGATCGGCTGCGAACTGCTCCAGCGCCGGATCGCGGGCCTCAGCGTCGAAGTAGGCGCGCTCGCGGACCTTGCGCGGTTCGTCCCAACCCATCTCATCCCAGGAACCCTCACGCGACAGCACCGGAGTACCGCCGTTGAGCTTCTGGATTGCGTCGGCTTCCTCGGCACGTGTCGGGGTAGCCGGGTCGCGCCATTCGACAGCGACCGGCTCGCCGGGGGCAGGCCAGTTACCGGTGCGGAAACGCTCGTAGAGGGCCAGCGTCCAACCGAGCCCGACGCCGAGGTGGGCGTTCTTCTCCTCCGCGTTGGACACCACGCGGGACTCATCAGCCCGGATAGCGCCCTCGGCGGCCGGGTTGGCGGTGTTCGCACCGAAGTAACGGAACGGCAGGCCGGTCACCGAGCTGGCGAGCTCGGCGTACAGCTTCACGGTGTTGTGGAAGTTCGACAAGTCCGCGCCCGGAAGCTGCCCGACAGTCACGTCCTTCGCGGACTTCTGGGTCGCCCACAGCGCATCAAAGTAGGACTGCCACGCCGGGAGCGGGTTCCCATCCTTGTCGACGAAATCCCCCTTGGCCACGCCGATCACGAACCGCTTCTGGATGGCCACGGTCTCAACGCCGTACTGCAGGTCCGTCAGCGCGCGAGCGCAAGCATCGGTCAATGGGATGACGTCAGCCATCTCCGTGGTCCCGTGCCACTTCCCCAACCTGCGCCGGTTCAGGAACAGCACCACCGGAACTTTGCCGAGGTCGTGCTGGTCCACCCCAGTGTCGTCGCCGACGGCGTCGATATCCCAGCCGTTGCTGCTCATCGTTAGCTGGATCGTCTTATCCGGCAGGAACAGGGTCGCTACCTGGGTGCCGTCCTGCTCCTGGTACCGGCGCATCGCCGCGTCCATGCGGCGGCGGCGTTGATTCACCAGCGCTGACATCTGCCGCGGCGATTCCACCGTGATCAGCGGATGGTCGGGGTCGTCCTCGTTCGTACCCACCGTCATGAAGCAGCGGCCGAAGATCATGTTCTCTTTGGCCAGGATCGGCACCTCGGCCTCGAGGTTGTTGGCGTGAAACGCCTCCTGCAGATCGGGGTCCGCTTTACCCGCACCTGGCCGGTAAATGCTCTTCACCTTCTGCCGGCGCGCGACCTCGTCGACGTACATGCGTGGCCAGTTCGCCACCAGCTCGAAGATGCGGAACTCCTCCGGCACCGCGAGACCGATGTGCTTGAGCCGCTGAGAACCCTCGTAATAGGAGTCGTACAGCTTGTCGTCGCGGGACAGGTTCGCCAACCGCCCAGACAGCTTGTTGACCATGTCCCGCTCGTCATCGGTGAGCTTCGTACGCAGAACGACCAAGACTCACCTCCTATCTGAAACAGAACATGCGGCCATCAACGTCTTCCCAACCGGCTTCGCGAGCATCCGAAGCGGCTTCGTGCGCGAGGATCGAGGCGATAGAGGCGTCGATCTTCTGGTGGTCCGAAGGTTTGCCGAGCACGTATTTGTCGCCGGGTTTGGGGACTTTTCGGCAGTTCGCCATGTGCGTGTCGGTGATCGGGCATCCGTCGTTGGTGATGCGGGTCTTCAAGTCGATCTCGAACCGCCGGATCGCCGCATACATCTGCGTGATCCGGTTGGTGGCCCACTCGAATACGTGCTCATCGCCGTGTTCTAGGGCCCATTCGCCGCCCTCTGTGCGCCAGTCCTGCGGGTCGAAGTACATGCGCGCCACCGCGTAGGTGGTGAAAACATGGTCAACCGCGGCATGAACCTCACCGCGGGGGATCTGGCCGCCGAACTCGGCGGGATTCCAGATCGCTGGACGTCGATCAGGGCCGTAACGGGGGGTGAACTGGAAGCCGTCGCGGGTCTCGCATCGCAGCGCGGACCAGTCGTTGTTCTCGCTGCCGTCGAACCCGCACCCGATCGGCGTCCCCGCGGGTGGGTTAGGAAGCCACAGTTTCGGCATAGCGGCTCTCCCACAACCCCTGTGGCAACCATGTTCCTGCTCGAGCGACCAACCGGTTACCGAAGAACCGTTCAGCTTGGGCTGGGTCGCGCTCGTTGAGTTCCAGCGCCTCAGCCTCGATCGAGTCCAGGTTCACCCATGGGCTGCCGTCGTAGACGTGGCGCAGGATCTTGCGCCGGTCCCGCTTGTTCCCCCACGACAACCCCGCGGGCGGGATGCGGAAGAACTTCCAGATGTCCGGCGCCTGCGACTCATAGGTGCGTTGCGCGGTCGAATTCTCGGCCGGATCCCACGCATTCGTGGTCTCCATCGTGCGCCCGTTCATACCGGCCGCGCCGCGGCGCTGCGTCTCGGCGATCCCGACCATTTTGTTCTGCACCGTGTACAGCCCGGTCTCGTCCTGCAACACCCAGCTAACCGGGTTACCGACACGACCTCGAGCCGAGGATGTGACAGCGTCGATGCGGTCGAAATCGTCGCCCCCGACCGCGCCGAGGATGCGTATGAAGCCCTCGCGTACCGCCATCAGGTCCGACAGCGGGCCGAGTTTGATCATCGCCGTGAGTGGCCGGTAGACGTTGCCTACCTGCTCCTCTGAGTTGGCGGTCAGCTGGATCACTGGCGAGGGGTGGCGCATCGCCATCGGCTCACCCTCGAGATACGGGTACTCCCACCCGCACCCGCAACCCCAGTCCGAGCACGCCCACCCATCATCACGGCCAGCCCAGCCGAGGAACTCCGCGGGCCCGACGGCCATGATGCAGGTAACCGACGCCGACCAAGGCCCTTTGCCGGTCTTCTGCGGGGCCACGATCTGCGCGCGCCGGTACGTGAACGCCTGATTGAGCAGCGGCTCATCCTCAGCAACCCACTGGGCGCCGGGCCGGATCCGCTGATAGTTAGCTCCGCACCAGAACTGCCAATCCGACCACACGAACTCCGCGCCACGGCGGTAGCCGTCCGGTATCCGGCAGTGCTGCTTGACCCACGCCTCACCGATATCGCCGAGGGTCGGGAAATCGACGATGAAGCCGTCAGTCGGCGCCACCGGGCACCGCTCTCAACCGCCGAGTTGGCGGGGCAGCAGCAGCCTTCGGCTTCGTCTTCTCCCGGGCGGTCGCTACCTCGTCGGCGGCAATCGCCCAGCCATTCTCTTTCAGCCCGGCCGGTGTCAGCCCGATCTGGTCGGCGAACCGGTGCAGCGAGCCACGGTCTGAGGCCATGGCCTCATTGGATTCGCAGATCACCGAGGTTCGCACCCAGTGCGCGATCGCCTGCCAACGCCACTGTTCGGTAGCCCACGCCACCGCCTGCGGTGTGGTCCACGCCCACGCCCACAGTTCGGCTTCACGTTCGCGAACGAACTCGGTCGCCTCGTCGTCGACGACTTGCCAGCGGGCGCCCTTCTCGCCGTGCTCCCAGCGCATCACACGGCGAGGCATCAGCGGGTACTCGGGAGCCTCACCGTCGTAGCCCTCAGCGGGCAGCCGCGTGAACGCCAGTCCTCGCCGGTCCGATCGACCCGAGGATGGGTCTACCGCTGGCCCGCTCCTGTTCCGGGCACCACCACGGGGCATAGCTTCGACCTCCTCCGCGGCATCGCGCCGCTCCACCGCCCCGACATCGCGTCAGGACCAGGCAACATCTAGTTACCCCGGGGCGTCGCGCCGCGGGGTCGGCTGAAAACAGGTCTCGTCAATCTTCGGGGTGTTTCAGCCAGAGGCACTGTCTGAATTGGGGGTTGACATCACGGGCCGGGTGTGTTTGAACCCTCCGCACCACCGAGCGCCCTCCCCGAAGGTGGCGGCGGGGCCGGCGCGAGGGGCACCCCCCCTGGGGGGTGGGCCGCTGAAACAGGCCGAAGTCTGACTTGACCTAAATAGTGGCTACCATTCGGTTACCGCTTGACATCCCGACCGCACTGTGCGGTGTCACCAGGAGTTAACTGGCGTCGTGTTGCCTGAACGGTTGCAGACCGGTCACCCTCCAGTTACCGATCGGCATCCGTGAAAGTAGCTGAAGTCCATCTTCACCTGTTTTCACGAGCACCCTTGGATGCATTGCATGACCGGCATAGCACCTGCAAGGGGCCGTGCGGGTCTCCAGATGCCGCTACAGCGGTCGTATGGTCCGCGGTCAGGTCAGGGGATGGGTGAGCCGGCCGCTGCCATCCTGGGCACCAGTCACCATGTGCTGCACGGTGTCGGGCTACAGCGTCAGCTCGGCGGTGACGTTCAGCGGTAGTGCGTGTGACCTTGGTCGGTGTGGTCTGTCGGGCGTGACGGTCGTACTCAGCTTGATGGCGCCGGCACCGAGGTGAGGACTGGACGAGCGGGCAGCCAGGGTGAGAGCACACCCGCATCGAGACGCGTGGCATCACTGCACCTGGTTGCGGACGACCCTCCCGGCGTCACGCAGTCGGCAGAACAGAGGATCGCCCTGCTGCTCCAGATCATCCCACAGCCAGGTAGGGAGGATGGTGGGCAGGCTCGGCTGCGGCTCCACCTTGCTCCATTGGGTCAGTGCTTGCACCAGATCGGTCACGGGTTTGATGGTCGCAGTTCGAAGCGCATGACGCGCACGTCTTCGGGCTGGTAGTGGATGGAGTCCGAGGTGACGATGTGGATGATCGTCTCGCCGGTGAGTGTGACCTCACGTCCGATCTCGCTGTAGCGCGTGCCGTCGATGACCCAGTCGTACAGCGGTTGCATGGGGGTTGCTACCTCACCCGCACAGAGGTGGCCGGCATGTACTCCGCGCGCCTGACCACCTCGTAGTCGATGGACTCGAAGCTGGGGATGCGGTCGCCTCGGTCGCTGTCAGCGATGAGGTTGAAGTCCTTATCCCACAGGCGTACGAGTGGGCCGGGATCCAGGTAGGCGGCGAGACGGCGCAGGCCTACCTTCCTAACGCGGGCGTGGAGCTTGCGGCGGATCGGCTTCAGGTTCATGCCGATGCGCTCTGCACGATGGTCCACAATGCCTTCGGGATCGCGAAGCTGTTCCACGACACAATCTCCCACAGCGCGCTGACGATAACTCCGAGCATTGCCTACTCCTAATCGGTCATAACGGGCGAAACATACCGGTGAATTCGGTATTGAGCTGCTATTTCTTGGCACTCAGCGCCAGCCGAAGCGGGCGATCAGGTACTGCACGAAGCGGACGGCCCAACGGTCGAGAAGGTCAGGCATTGCCTTCATCCCGAATCTTCCGGAACATCGCTGCGATCTCGTCGTACGCCCTGGCCATCGGGTCGGGATCTGTGGCTGATGCACGGCGCATGGCCAGGTGGCGCAGACGCAGGAACTGCGCCGCGCGAGCGAGTTGCCTACGCACGGGTGTCACCTACAGCGTTCTCGATCGCCTGCGCTACCCGCTCCTCGAGCAGGACGCACAGGGCTCCGAGGTGTCGGTGCCCGCCTTGGCGTAACTCCGCATACCGTTCAGCTTCCCATCCAGTGGGGAACAACTGCCGGTTACCGGCGCTCTCGCCGGCCTTAGGTCCTGTTATGCAGCGGTCCTGCGCCCACCACGTACCAGGGACCTCGCCGGGGCCGGACCGCCAAGCCTTCACGCCAGAACCACCGCCGGAAAGCTGGTAAGAACGCTTCGCGCTCACCACGGCTGTACCCACAGCACGCCCACAGGGGCCGTGAACGGCAGCTCCAACGTCTTCGGGGCCGGGTGACACCAGGAGTGGAACAGGGCAGCGAGACAGGGCATCAGGACTTCGCCCACTCGTCGTAGGCCAGCTGGATATCCTCGGCCAGTGGGGCGAGGATCCGTTCGATAATTGCGTACAGGTCCATCAGGACTCCTCTGTGTCGATGCGGGCCAGCTTGATGCAGATCAAGCCATCCTCGCCACGAGTTCGGGACGCCTCCTGGTAGCCCAGGCGCGCATGGATTCTCGCTATCCGAGCGTCCATCTCGGCGATGAGCGAGAGATCGTCGTCCATCGCGGGCTCCTTGTCGGTGGCCGGGGCTATACGTCGTCCGCGATCTCCACAGGCCAATATCCGTGCAGGAGCCATTCTGGTTCCAGCCAATGCGGCCCCGGTCGATTGCGGGCATCACCAGCCCATGGCTCCCACGGGGCGAGCTGATCGCGCTCAGCGCGCCGCCAGTCCCGTTTCTCGCTGGTGCGGCCGTCGCGGATACAGCAGCCGCGCGAACAAGACCAGCGCATCATTCCGGGCATCGGCACCCCCCTAAGTTGGGGCAAATTGGGGACTAGTTGGGGATAGCCGCCGATTAGTTGAGGACCACTGTCGGTGGGCGGGTCTACACTGGTCGCGCCGAGTCAGGGAACGCACCGGAGGCGTCCGGCCCTCTCGGCTCCAAACTCGACGAACCGGTTACCGGGGCGTTGTCCGACTGAAGCCCTCCATGTGGGGGCTTCAGTGCTTTACGGCTCGCTTAGAGCCGTTTAGAGCTGCCCAACTATTCACTCTCGGTTAACAGTTGGGGTGATCGACGGGACTTGAACCCGCTTTCCCGTATCCGGGCCAGGATCACAACCTGGTGCCTCGTCCACTTCAGCCTCGATCACAGCTGATCTGCCACGACTCGAACGTGGAACCGGCCGCTTTGGAGACGGCTGCTCTGCCATTGAGCTACAGACCAATGCCCGTCCCCTAAATTTGGCTGAATTTGGGGATGGTTAGGAGTTTGGCCCCGTAGCGCGTAGCTCCCGGCTGTGGGTTAGGGAGCAACAGGGGCGTTTGCGGGACCTCTGTGCGCTACGGGAGATCAGGGGGCGGTCGGTTCACCTGCGTGCTGGACGGGATCGGCATCGCCCGTAGAGCTCGTTACTCGTCTCGCGGCCGTAGCTCGTGCCCAATTCTTCGCGCCTGTTCCCCCGCCGGGATAGTTACCCGGTCCTATGGTCCAGCCCGCAGGTCAACCAACCGATTCTTGATTCTTGGATTCGCGGTCAATACACGCGACGCGCTGAGCGTAGCATTTTCCGAGGGCGTAAGAGATCTCCGCTGGTCAGCTTGCTTTGGCGTGTCGCTCCCGGATCGGCAGTTCCAGGTGAGCGTCCAGCACCTCGCCAACGACGAACAGTTCAGGCCAATCCGGATGCCATGGGCCCGGTGCGCGCTCGATCAGACCGGCGTCCCGCAACACGCGCACACGCCTGGCAGTGAGGTGGCGATACTTCTCGTCGAGCTCCTTCACCAGGGCGGCGATACCGGACGGGTTGAGGCGCAACCGGCGAGCCTTCTCATACTTCTGCTGGTCGTAAACCACCGGCATCACGGGTGGGCAGACGATCCACTCGGCTCGCTGTACGGCATCCTTGATGCCCACGTAGGCGTTCTCAGCGCCCTCTGTCATGGCTAGGGCTACGACGTTGCGTTCGAGCCAGCGGGCCAGTCCTGGTGTGGATATGGAGCCCTCATAGTTGATGACGCGCTGTTCGCAGGTCAGTCGCACCCAGCCGACGAGCTCGTTGTGGAGCTCTTCTGCGGCTTCCGCGGCACCGAGGTGATACGGCAGAGGTGGGGCGGATGGCCGCCGCGGTTTGCGGTTGCGCCCGATTTCCCCGAGGCGGGCCTGTTTCGTGACGGCTATACCGAGTTCGATTGCTAGAGCTGGGATGTCGCGTAGTAGCTCGCGCAGCAGCTTGACCTCATGGCGTCCGACGAACATGTGATTGGGGTTGCCCTCGCCGACCACACTCACCGAACGGTTGCTCATGGATAACCAGTTTACTGGCTCGAGATGAATGTCTCGAGCCACCACGCACAGCCCTGAATCAGGTGATCGTCATGGTCCAGTTGCCGGAACCGGGCGGGTCCTCGCGATGCTCCTCCACCACACCGACACGGACGGTGCCGTCGGACAGTTGCCAGCCCACTCGCTCACCGGGCTCGAACTCCCGCCACTCCTGATACGGGGCGTCAGGCGGGACGACGACCGCGCGAGCTCGGCGGAGTCGCTCCATGTGGGCGCGGAACTCCTCCAGCTCCTCGCGGGTTGGGATGCGGAAACTGACGTTGAACTCAGGCGGGTCGTCGCCGCGCTTGCGACCTTCCTCTATCTGCCAGTCGACGAGACGGTCAATCTCATCGATCACATGCTGCTCAGGGTTGGTCATGAGGTGGCCTCCTCTGCCGCGATAGCCAGATACCCTGCGGCGGTCAGCTCGAAATCTCCACGGCAACCACACGTGCAACCGTCCAACAGTTCACGCTGTATCAGCCGGTCGGCTTTGGCGCGAATCAGCGCTGAGGGCATTTCGTTGATCCCGTGATGGGCTCGGTAGCCAGCCAGGCGGAGCGCTCCCGCCAGATCCCATTGGCTGACCCAATGCGGGTCCTTGAAGTCGTCGAACGGCCAGTAAGGGGTGTGCTGCAGTTGCCAGATCACTCCCAGCATTGTGGCGTCGGGGATGTCGCGGGCGTGCTCCACGATCACCTCAGGGAGCATCGGCGCCGGGAGCTGATTCCAGCGCTCACTGTCGCCTGCCCATGCCGTGAAGTGCTCCAACGCGTCCGGGGTTAACGTGCCCGCGCTCACGGTTCCTCCCCTCTTCGCCATTCGGTATCGTCGCGGTCCGCTCGGCCGCGCTCTATGGCCGCCTCACGCAGTTCGGGGTCGGCCATCATCTCGTTGATCTCCCGAACAATCGTGCCCAGATCGGGCTCTCCGTCATGCCATTCGCCTACATACACGGTCATGGGGTTGTCCCTCGGCTCTCCTGCGCGATCAGCTCGTAGGCCATCCTGTACGCGTCGTCGCGGTCCTTACCGAGGATCTCGAAGCCCTCAAACGACTTGTACGACGTCGGCGTCGATACATCCCATGACGTTTCACTGTTGCCGAACTCGCGGATAAGCCACCCGTCCACCACCTGCGCATCGAACAGGTTCTGCTGCCAACGGCCTGGGCGGAACGCGGTGAGGGCGAACCCGTGGCGTACCGCATGCCCGTTCTCAGGTTCGTTCAATCGCCACGTCGCATACGTGCTATGGGGGTGGCTTTCCAGGAACGCATCGCGCTTGGCTTCGTCGGTGAAGATCGCCTCGACCCGCTCATCGCTGCCGTAGGTGACGATGTAGGCCAGTTGCTCGTCGCTCATGGGGTTGATCCTGACGCGATGACATTCCCATCGGAGTCCATCAGCTTCCACCTGACCGGGGATGGGCCGATCGCGAGCGACAGAGGATGTGATGGCGCTATCCGCAACCCGTCGTACATGCCGCCGACGACCACACCATCCCGGATTGGGCCTGTGGTGCCGTCCTCTGCGGTCCACTCGAACGGGATGGAGATCGGCTCCGCAGCCCATGGTCGCTCGGTGCCGTCGAACACGAGACCGCCACCGTAGGTGTAGCCGCTGCCGTCGACTTCGTGGGGCTCGTCGCTCATGGGGTTGATCCTCCCGCATAACTGCCGACCAGTTCCCCATTAGCGTCAAGCCATCCGCTCGTGCGAGCGGAGGCCTCGTCGCCATCGAATGTCCACCCAGCCGCGAAAGCGACGTCCGCGCATTCCCACGCGGGAGCGTCCATGTTGCACGGCACGATCGTGATCCGAACCCTCTCCTCCCAATCGTGAAAACGCCAGTACGCGGCGGTGATTTCGCGGGCCCGCCGATCGGTCGTGCACCATGCAATCTGTTCCGGTGCCTCATCCGGCCAGGGGCGTTCAACGACCCAAACGATGCTGGCCGGCGCCTGCACGCTCATGGGGTTGTTCCTCCCGCCGTCGCCCGCACTGCCGCCTCGGCGCGCTCCAAGTCCTCCAGCGTGAGAGATCGCGAGTCGTCGATCAGCTCGAGCGGACCGAACTGGATGCGGTCCTGATAGTCGGGCCGGATCTTCATCTCTGGTCTGCGATAGAACACGTCTCGGTCGACCGTGAAAGCAATACCGTCCCACCAGACGTGGCTCGGGGTGGACGGGCGGTCCGGGTCGCAGTGGAAGAATCGGATATAGGGTTTCTTGGGGAAGAAAGGGCTTGTGCCCCAGACGGTGCCATCCAGAGACGGGTCGGGAATCTGTCGGATGGTCATGCTGGTGTTCCTCCCTCGGTGTCGGTGGGCTCGTAGATACCGGCCAGGGCCTCGCGGATATCGTCCGCCCAATCACCGTATTTACCCTCCCGCCATGCGCCAGCGAGCGCTTCAGCGTCTATGGCATCGCAGACCGCCAACACCTTCCGTATCGCGGGTATATACCGGTTCAGGACACGATCGGGGGATTGGCGCTCGATATGGGTGAGCATGTGCACATCCATCGAATCGCTGTTGCCATACGCCCACGCCTCGCCCTCGTAGCCGTCTGTCCATTCCGGGGACTGCTCGTCCGCTGCTCGCGCTATCGCTTCGTCTCGGGCCAGTCCAGCGGTGAGCCTTGCCAACGCATCATCGATGCTCATGACCGCTCACCGCCATGCCTGCCATGCCTGCCGAAACTCGCCGCGCCCTGCCTCGCCCGACCTTGACTCGACGCGCCGGACCCTGCCTATCGAATGACGATACCGCGCTCACCGCCGTCCCCCGATCAGGCGCAGCAACCCCCACAATGATGGCCGGACGGGTGGCGGGACGGGCTTCTCCAGGCTCACCCGCTCGGGTTGGACGACACGCTGCTCCATCAACCTTGCGTGATCGTAGAACGGTTGCAGGATGGATGGTTTCGTGTCAACGGATTCAGTCATGAGTCCTCCCAACTGATCTCCAACCACAGAGCACCCGGCTTGCCCTTCTCGGCCGCATGGATGACGGGGATGGTTTCGTGGATGTATTCGGGGGTGTCATCGGGTGCCAGACCCGCATCAACGAGACCGTCGATGCTGGCCTTGCAGTCCAGGCACAGGTTGCCTGGGTCGCGTCGTCCGTTACGGGCTGGCCGATAGTGCAGGGTCACCGTGAACGGGTGGGTGGGGGTGAGTTTCGCTGCCTTCGCGATCCATCCGGTTTGCTCCCGCACGTATGCGGTGATCCGGCCGCGGGCAGCCCAGTGCATCCGGACGTTGGGGCTCAGCTTCGGTACTTGCCAGGGCAGCTCGAGCGTGGCTTGGGAGCGGGTCATTTGGTCGCCTCCAGCGCGCGGACCGCCCGTCGATAGGCGATCGGGGTCCACCAGCCCAGCCGCTCCCATTCATCGAGAACGTGGAAGTAGATGCTCTCCCGCTGCCGCCCGGTGGCGACCCACACCTTCCCGTGCTCGCAGCGGCGGACGTCACCCGTGTCGACAGGGCCGTGGTTCCGCCAATAGGTGTAGGCGCAGTGTCGGGCGCAGGCTTGGCGCTTGGTGACGATGTTGGCGGTCAATCGGTCACCTCCCGCCATGGAGTGACGTACTGAAGGCGGCGTCGCCCGTCGATAGGCCACCCCGGAGCGCGATCGACAGACTCCCGCACGTCGGTCGGCAGTAGAACCTCACGGCCGGGGCCGATGATCGCGCTGAAGCTGGGGAGGTCGGTCATGGCTGAACCTCCCGCAGCTCGACGAAAGTGGGCGTGGAGGCCCACCCTCTGGCCGCCTCCGCGAGAGTCCCCCAGTAACCCTTCGTGAGAACCACCTCGGACCTTGTATCGACCGCGATATATCCGAGTGGGGGACGCGGCGCGACGGTTCCCTCCGGGAGCCGGTTGAGCAGATCCTCGAACGCGCCAGTGAGAGCGCCGCGCATGTCCTTGCGGTCGGGGCCGAGATCGAATCCGCCGCCCGTCAAGGTCTTGATCGCGAGGAACGCGAGGGTGTCGGCTATGTCGCGCATCCCGGCACCTCCCGGATCTCGGCGACGACGTACCGAGCCTTACCCGTGAGCGGGTTCCGCTGATCCGCCACTTCCTTGGCTGCGGCTCTACTGCTGTAGAAGTCGCCTAGAAACGAGGGTCCCTCTTCGGTGTCGTTGGGAATCCGGGCCACCAGGTAGGCGAGTGGGGGACGCTGCGCGGCCCCTAGCTCGGCGACCTTGCCGCGCAGGATGGTTCGCTCACGGGCAAGGTTGTGGTTCGCTTCGATGTGGTCCTCCACCTCGGCCTCCAGTTCGGCGACACGAGCTGCGGCGTCGGCGCCCTGGGTGCAGGAAGCGCGCAACTGATCTGCCAGTCGTCCAGCGCTAGCGCCTTCATCGCGCAGACACCGCTCCAACTCAGCGATACGGGCGCGGGCGGCGAGCAACTCGGCAGCCATGGCACGCTCGTTGGCGTTGGTGCATACCATGTCGTCGTAGGCCAACTGCCGCAAGCGGTCATCGGTCAGAGGGATCACGGCTGTACCTCCCGCACCTCAAGCAGCACCCAATCCCCCAGCGGGGAAGCTGCTCGATCGTCGGCCAGCTGGCGGGAAGCGATCTCCCGGTCAGCTTCGATCAGGCTCGGCGGATTCTCTGATTGCAGGTCGACAGTGACGTACCCGAGCCGAGGACGCTGCGTAGCCTTGGCTAGCTCGATCAATTCGAGCAGAGTGTCCGGATACATCTGGACCCTCTGCAACCATTTCTTCGCGTAGTTGGCTTGATCCTCCAGCCATTGGATTTCTTCGTCGGTCATTTCTCCCCGTCCTCGGGCAGTGGGATCGGAGACCACGGCAGGACAGGGCGCTCATGCGCGCACGCCTCGGACGTGCCGGGAAACCGCCTACGCCAGCGCGCTCCTTCGATCGCTTCAGCACGCCGCCCGACGAACTGAACGTCGGTGTTGGTCTGGTCGGATATCCCGTACTCGGTGCCGACGATGTCGGAGCGAGGGACAACCAGGAACTCGGCGAGGATGGCGTCGGCGACGCGGGTAGCGATGTACTCCTGACCCGGGCACATGGCATTGACCAGGATCGCGTGCGCCAGCGCCTCTCTGATGTCGCTCATGCGCCCGTCCTTTCGGCGTTGATCTGCCGTGCCCGGTACTCACAGATCTCATCCAGCAGGACTGAGTCGGCGAGGATGGTGACAGCGATCTCGCGGGCACCCATCCCCTCCGCAGCGCACTCGGCGAGTTTGTCGGCCAGGGCGTCTCGGGTTCTCATTCGCTGTCTCCGTTCTCGGTGGGCATGTACAAGACGACAGCGGGGAAGGTGATGTCGGTCGTCGGCCAATCGCTGACGCCGCTGAACTCCTCCCACCTTGGGCCTGAACCCTCGATTTCGGTGCGCAGCCAGGCAATCGGCTGGTCGGATTCGCTGTTCCGCTCGAGGATTATCGAACCGACAGGCAGCGCCTCGGCTTGCTCGACGGTCTCGATCACCTGGGCGGGTGGACGCCAGCCCGCGGCGAGGATCTCATCGGCAGTCTCCCCAGCGCTGATGATCCAGTCCCCGATCAGCCCGGCCAGAGCGTCGCGGTCGCTCATCGTTCGTCCTCCCACTGGTCCATCTCGCGGGCCACTTCGCGGCAGTCAGGGCACAGACAGTCCGGCGGGTCCCACGGCTCACCGGAATAACCGCCACCTAGGGCGATCTGGCAGATCGGGCCGTAATCTCGTTGCCCCGTAGTGGCCGCTGATTCGCTCCCTACCGAACGAACAGGGTCGGTCTCGACTCCTGGTGTGGGTCGCGGTGTTTGAGCGCTCACGCGGCCAACTCCTGTCCCATCCCCGACACGACCCCCGCCAGGATCCGTGCCACCTCCACACGCACCAACGCGTACTCCTCCATCGGCAGGTCCAGCCACGCCGGATCACGCTCCAGGACTCCGAGGACGTAGGCGGTGGACACACCAGTCCGCAGACGCTCAGCTACCACGAAGCGGGCGGCCTGCTCGATCTCCAACTGGGACTTGCTCATTCGCCTTCGCCTTCCGCGAGGTACGCCACGGCCGACGCTTCGAGGTCAGCGATATCCGGTGTGGTGCTGTGGATCCCCGCGAGCCGGTCCAGCTTCTCCAACCGGAACCGCGACCAATGCATGTCCCCCGCGGTGACCACCGGTAGTGCCTGGTAACCGAGCCTGACGACTTCAGCGTGTGCGTCGGGGTCCTCGGTGACATCCCGGTACACGTACGGCAACCCGTGCTTGTCGAGACGTCGGGTAGTCATGCGGCACTCCTGACAACCCTCGCGTCCATAGACGGTGATCTGGATGCTCATCGGCTCTCGCTTTCGTTCGCTGCGTTGATTGCTGCTTGTGCGCGGGCGGACGGTGTCCGCTCCGCAAAGTCGCCACGGCTGGGGGGACACATTGGCCCGATACGGGACACGTGTGCGGAAACGGACAGGTAGTGCGGTACTCATGCGGTCGACCTGGCGTCGTCGTAGTAGGCGGGGTCCGCAGGCATCCACGGAAGAATGTGGGAGTGCTGGAGTTGGCTGGGCCACTGCCGTTCTTCTCGGCTGCCGCGCCAGGACACGATGTCCACCAGTTGGGCGCGGCCCTTGCTGGTGTCGTTCTCTGAACGCCGCAATCCGAACCCGAACTCCGGCCAGCGCAGCCACACCGACGACCCGATCGGTGCCATGTTGCGGCGGCCGTCGCTGGTGGTCGATTTACCGGCGTGCGCCTCGGTGAGCAGCGCGAACTTGTACCGCTCACGCAGTCCGTCGAGAATCCATGCGATCTCGCGGGCGGGTTTCTCCTCGTTCGGGTTCTCGTGGTGCAGCTTGTACAGCGGCCCCAGCACCACCAGGTCCGGGGCGAACGCGTTGATCGACCGTTCCAGCTGCACGACATCGGCTCCGGACAGCAGGTCCATCCCGGCAGGCCGGACCTCGAGCGACATCCATTCACTCCAGTCCATCGGCGACAAACCCATGTTGTGGCGGCGCTGGTCGACGATCCCAAGCATGGACTTGAACTGGCGGGCGGACTGCTGGGGCGAGTTCTCGCAGTCCATGTAGAGCACGCGTGCCTGATAGTTGCCAGACCCCAGCAGCGACGATGTGAACGGGTGCAAACCGGCGGCAAGAGTGCACGCGGCCTGACGGCACAGGTAAGACTTTCCTGTGCCCTCCGCGCCGGTCAGGACGATCCGATCCATGCGCTCGAGCAAGCCCGGCACCAGCCAGTCGTGCTCTTCATTGATCGAGTCCAGGTACTGGGAGATCCCCACGGGCGGGCGGTAGTCGAGCGCGGTGGCGGTCTGCTCGGCCTCGTCTAGAGCGCGGCGCATTTCCCGGATGTGGATGTCGATGTCGACGCGGTCGACGCCGGTCTCCCATGCCGAGTTCGTGCGCTGCGTCAGCCGCATCGCGGCGGAGTTGAGTTGCCGCATCGCGGCGAGGCCCTTGATCCGCTCGGCGTGGAAGCTCACCGATTCCGGCAGGGCGGCGTTCTCTTGGCACGACAGCACGAACATCGGGTTCACCCGGGCCGGGACCAGACCGCGGTTGGCGGCCTCGACGAGCACGGTGTCCGGCGCTACCGGGTTGCCCGCCGACATCATGCCGACGATGACTGCGGCGAGGTTCTGCGACGCTGCGGTGTACCAGTCGTCTGGGCGCATCGCCAGGACGGTGTCGCGGGTCTGTTCGGGAGACATCATCGCGGCGCCGAGCAGCGCCCGTTCGGCAGTGCTGTCGTATATGGCTTGGTTGTCTGTCACGTCAGTCTTCCTGCCAGTTCTGGTTGCGCTTGCGGCGGATGATCTGGGTGACGTGGCCGGGCATGATCCAGCGGGTCTGGTCGGCGTAGTGCTCGTGCACGGCGTCGATCGCCGCGTCGAACGTCCACTGGCGGCGGCGCGCGGTCTCGGTCCACACCATGATCGAGCTCTCGTCGATGTCGCGGCCGTCGTAGCGGGTGACTACCTGAAGCAGGGTCACGATCTCGTCGTGGGTCATGCCAATCCTCCCGGGATGGCGCGCAGTTGCGCGGGCTGGTTCTGAGAGGGCCATGCGCGCCTCATCAGTTCTGGGTCGGGGCTGTGCTTGGTTGCCTCGGCGGCGGCGATGGTCGCGGCGCGGGCGGGGCGGCGACGATTGCCGTTGTTGCGTTTGGCGGCGATGCGCAACCAGTTGCGGAATGCCGCGTCCCAGTCGCGGCAGCGGCGGTCGTTCTGCTGGGCGTGGTCGCGGAACTGGTCGAGTTCAAACCGCGCCTCTTCGGTTGACAGTCCGAGTTCGCGGGCGAGCTTGTTGTGCGAGTCGTTAGGTCGCCAGGAGTCAGGGAGGGCGGTCTCTGGTTTGCGTCTGCGCTTCGCCGTTTTCGGCGAAGAAAAAGAGGACGGTTCAACTGACGGTTCTAAGGACGGTTCTAATGACGCTTTGTCGGACACTGTGTCCGGGGGTGAGGGGACATCCTGTCCGGTGGTGACCGGACTTTCTGTCCGGGGGTGAGGGGACTCTGTGTCCGCACAGGGGGGAATCTCTGTCCGGTCTGAGGGGTCAGAGTGTCCGGTCTGGGGGGACACTGTGTCCGGTCGCGAGGTAGGTTCGGCAGCCACCTCGAGCGTCAAATCCAAGTCCCAAACGATTGGCCGATGACTCGCGGGAAGATGCGCCACCAACCTCTGATCGCCGCGCCGAATAAACCCCTTCTCCTCCAACAGGACCCACGCCCGGCGCACAGTGCGTTCGGTCAGCTCCGACCGCTCAGCGATCGACTTCTGAGACAGCCGCACCCCGCACCCCACCGGATCGGCAACCTCGGCCATCACCATGAGGACGCTCTTGGCAGAACTGCTACCGGTCCGCGCCGCTCGACACGCCCACTCGCTCGCCTGATAACTCACATCACCTCCGGGAGTCGCCCGGCAGCGTCGCCGGAACCGAGATAGGGCGGACTGGCCTTGGCGCGGCGTACCACATCGCGCACACCGGACGGCGACATGCCGACAGCCTCAGCGATATCGGAGATCGCCATGCCGTTCTCGACGGCGAGCAGCAGATAGTGCGCCTTGCTCTCGGCAACGTTCTGCTCTTGGCGGCGAATCGAATCGAGCATGTCGACCAGATAGGTGCGATGCTCGGAGAAGCCAATCGTCGGATCGGCGGGCGAAGAGTCCCTAGGCATAGCTATGCTCATGAGGCCCCTTTCCGGTAGTGCGGAAGGCGGGTAGGCCCTGGGGAGTCCCGGTGTTGACGCACCGGCCCTGGGGCCGTCTCTGATTCTACGCCGTTTCCGATCAGCAAACCAACCCATTGGTCGGCGATTCCCCTGCGTAACAACGCAATTCGTGACATCGCAATAGCGCCCATGTCACATAGATGAGTGTCGCCAGCAACCATCACGACATCGCCTCGTTCACAACCTCAGCAAGTCGATGCGCGTGACCGCGATTGACATAGTCAAATCCGTGGCGCCCGTCGAACAGATACCCGCGCGCGTACGCCACAGCTCCGCCCCAGCTGCGCCAGTTCTCGATCGACCACCACCGTTGCCACTGATTCCGTCGTGCCCGGTCAGCCAGCCTCTCCATCCACTGGATCGCGTCACCAGGCGAGCGGAGGCTGTAGTACTCCGAAAGGTCAGCGATGGAACGCAGAGGATTCCCGGACGGCAGCGCGGTGATCGGATCCCCTTCGTTCGCCGCCCACCAGGTAGGCACACCCTCGATCGGTCGTTCCCCGGTGATGCCGTACCCGGAAGCTGTTGGCCAGTCCGGCATACCGGCACCATGTGGGCGGGCAGGGTCGGCGATCAGCGCGCAGCCGACGACGTCCAGGTCGGGCCAGAATCCTTGGCCGATCTCCGCCGCCAAATCCCCGGCGATACCGGCGCCTTGGCTGTATCCCCCGATCACCGCGCGGTAGGGGGTAGCGCGGATCGCTTCAACCATCGCCGCCTTGCCGATCCGGACGCTCTCGGCGTACGACATCCCCGCACTGCCGTAAGCAGCCGGGTACCGGAGTGACTGGAACTGGAACCGGTACGGGTCCAGGGCGGCACCGAATGTTGAGGAAATGATGTCGGGGCCCGTCGAGAACCCGGTTCCGGGCAGCCAGATCACTTCGACCGTCATCTTCTCTTCCTCCGGGGTGATTGGTGCTGTACGCGCGTACTGGTTGGGGTGTGCCCGGCCGTGACAGACCAGGTGGTAGGGGCCGCTGGTGCGGGAGAACACCTGCCATTGCTCGCCGACGTCGCGCCCGCACGCCACGCACGGGGCGGTCATGAGGGGGCGCCGCGCTTCTTGAGGTCCTGCTCGTCGCGCTCACGCCAAGCGTTGGCGTGCCGACGGCACAGTCGGAGGTTCGGACCGCCCTTGAACGTGCGCCGCACCTTGGTCTGCATGCGTGGACCGAACTCGCCGCGGGTCTCGTGCTGCACCGCGCAGCATTCATCACACGGCAGTTGCGATTTCGATTGCGCATAGCTGGCGGACTCCGCTGCGCTGGCCCGGTAGGCGGGAGCGCTGTAGAGCTGCGACAGCGGGGCGGAATTGACGGATGTGACGTTCTGCCACAAGGGTTCGTTCTTCACGACGCGACTCCTTCCGTTTCGGCGTTGACCGCCGCGAGTAGCTGGCGACCGATCCAATCGGTGTATGACGGCGGGATCGCCTGGCACAGTTCGTCACCGGTCATCCAGTCGATGCCCATCGCTTCCGGGCCCACATAGGTGCCGACGTCGCCGGTGATGGACACATGCCAGCCCTGCGCCCACAACGTCTTGCGCTGCTTGGTGGCCGTGCGGATCACGTGCTTCGGGTGAGCGGGTGCGATGAGGGGAAGGCGGGACTCGAACCGGCGGTGACGGTAGGTCCTGAGCCCGAACATGCCGCCACACAGGGTGATCGACCTCTTCTTGTCCAACGGCGCGGACATGACGTTCTCGATCACGTACGGCAAACCGATGTCGTCGAGAGCGGCGCGAGTCGCCTCGATCAAATCCGGGTACGTCTTGTGCGGATGCAGGGCGCCGAGCGGCGTGTACGCCTGACAAGGCGGTGAGGCGTGGACCGCGTCGAACTCTCGCCAGTGCGCCATCAGGAACTCGATCGCGTCGCCCTGATGGAACTCGTGCGGGTTGTTCGGGTGGGCTTCGATGTCCACACCCACGACCTCGAATCCCGCCCGGGCGTAACCCTCACCGGCGCCACCAGCGCAGCAATACAGATCGAGCAGTCGAGGCCTCATGCCGCGTCACCCCCGACCGGTCGCACGCTGCCGTCATCACCGAGCAGCACCCACCGACCGCGGTACAAGACAGGGACATCAGCGGACTGCTTGTCGCCGTTGCGGCGCACCAACCAACCGTTGGCGTAGGAGGTGACGCGAGACGAGTCCGGGAGCCTGCCCTCGGCAACATCGTGACAGCGGTTGCTGAGCGCTAACCCGTTCGCTGCCTTGCCGATCCAGGCCAGCGAGCTACCGCCGCGGCCACGAGGCGCCCGATGGTGATACACCTCGATTGGGCCGCAGGAATCCAGCTCGCACAGCCCACCCGAGCGCGCCAGCAGGATCTCCTTCACGGCCTTCACGAACTCGGTCGCCGGTTTCGGCCGCCGCGGTTGCCTCTTCGCCCACTCCTGGCGGACGACATCCCGGACACGGGGAGAGATACTCACGAGCCATGCACCCCGCTCCCGGACAGGGCGATCTCCGACCGCAAGGTGGCGCCGTACGTACGGCCAACGTCGATGCGGGACTGAAGGGTTCGGATGGTGCGCATCAGTCCACGGACAAGTGCCTCAGCCACCTCGGCGGCCAGACGCACCTCGTGCGTCTCGACGATCGCCTGGTTCTTGCGCATGTCCATGGAGCCCTCGGCCGCCAGGAACGCCTTCGCCTCCGCGAGTTTCGCTGTCTCGCGGGCATTCACCGCGGCGACGTCGGCTTCGTTCAACTGCTGGGTGGTTTCGTCGAGCTGCCGAGACAACGCCCCCAACTGTTTGACGACGTCGTTCGAGTTCTGCGGCACTGGGCTCATGACTCACCCGCCATCTCGCGGTAGTGAGCGGTGAGTGCCTTGATCGCAGCAACATCGGTGGACTGCCCAATGGCTCCGTGGCCGTCAGCAGCGAACCGTTCAGCCGCTTCGTCAGGCTGGATGCCGATCTTCTTCAGCAGCTTCGACAGCTCGATCCGCGCGGCCACCACTGGATCGACGGGCTCTTCGCGCCCCTGCATCTCCTGCTTGGATGCGATCCCCCGCTTGGTGTCCGCGGCGAGCGCTGCGACGAGTGCCCTTCCCCACGCGCTGGTTTCAGCGTTCTGCAGCTCACTGAACTTCGTGAAAGCGGTCTGGCCGGGGACGATCTCCCACGCGCTGCCAACCCCCGGGCACGGATCATCGGGCGTGCGATAGAAGGCGGCGACCACCACGACATAGGTTTGCTCGCCGATGGTTTCGATCCGGTACGGGTGCTCTTTGTCCCACGGCTGGAACGACCCCTTCGGGTACACGCGCTCAGCGTCACCGCGGACATCGACGATACGTTCTGCGACGTCGACGTAGTTCATGTCGATGCTCACCGGAGCAGCTCCTCAGCGAAGTAGCGCGCCTTCGAGGTGAGGCGCATTTGGTGGATGTAGTCGCCATATCCAGGCCAGTAGTTCTCGGCGGCGCAGGCGGTGTAGATCTCGATGGCGAGGCGGTTCAGTCGGCGGCCGATCTCGATGTCCTCGCGGGTGAACTCGTGCACCGACACCAAGTACGGTTCTTCCTTCTCCAAGGCGATGAAGACGAACCGCGGCTCCTGATCCAGCAAGTCGCGGGCGCCGTCGATATACCAGGCGGCTTGCTGGTGATAACCGATCGAAGATGCGGACGACCGGAAAAGCTGCGGGTCAGCGGTTTTGGTCGTCTTCAAATCGACCAGCATCAGCTCGCCGGACTCGATCACCCAGTCCGGCCGGGCCCGTAACCGCGTCCACGTCGCCGGGTCGGTCCAATACATGGACACCTCCGGGCGGCCCTCCGAAAGCAGCTCTCGCGCTTGCGCATTTCGGGGCACGGCCTCAGCCATCGCGTGCGCCTTTTTCACGCCCGCGGTGAGCAGCGGCACTTTGCCTGCCTTGTAGGCGTCAGCGCGCTGCTTCTTCGCGTCGTTGGTGCGCCACGAGGTTGCTTTCACCTCGACGATTTCCAGGCCGGTGCCGAGGACCAGAGCGTGCACGGCGTGGCCGAGGTCGTAATCCTCGTTGGAGTCCGGCGGGTTGTCGCGTTCGTGCTTGAACACCGCCGGGCACGACGGCGGCAACAACTTCCGGGCGCCGGAGGACGACAGGCTGTTGCGGTCGCCGTGATAGACCGCGTCGGAGATGCAGTCATAGACGCCGCGTGTGGTGGGTGCTTGGTCAGAGTTCACGGTCGTCTACCTCCCCGCCGCCGCAGTGGGAACATCCCGCGGTGTGGCAGAACGGGCAGTCGTGCACAGCCGGAATCATTTGCCCTCCCTGATGAACTCGGCGATCTCATCCAGATCCGCGCCACCGAACTTCGCGGCGTACCCGAAGTCGACGACATCGCCCTTGGCGTTGAGACCGTGCACACCGAAACGCAGTGAGCCGTCCCGCTCACGCTCGATGTCCAGACGAGACAAGCCATTGGTCCAGGTGCGAATGCTCATGACGCCGCACCGACCCGTTTGACGCGGGACGCCGTGGCAGCTTCAGCGCGACGGCCGAGCTGCAGCGTGGACGTTGCCGGGTCCAGCCACACAGCCAGGCACATGATGATCTGAGCCATGCGTTCCGGGTCCCGGGCGCACTGCGCAGTCAGCGATCGGTACAGCTCGAGCGGCCCCCTTTCGCGTACCTGCTCGGCGATATCCAGTGCGGCGATAGCGATCTGGTCGTGATCGGTGTATCGGGTCACCTGAGCCCCCTACTTCCAGGCGCAGGCACTGCCGGGATACGACCTGCGACGATCACCAGGTGCGCGGCTGTGGCGGTATCGAATCCCATCCCGATCAGAGCTCTCGTCAGAGCTGCGCGCTCCTCGTCATCCAGGTAGGGGGTGCGTTTCTTGGTCACAGACCCACCGCCCTGTCCACGTACTCGTCGTGGCCGCGGTCCCAACCAGCAGTCGGGTCAGGGCAGTCCGGGCAGGCCTCGTCGTCTTCCCGGTCGCCGTGCTCGACGCAGGCGGCAATGAGGGCGCGCACGGGCGCGCTCACATGCCACAGAACAGCAGCGACGAGATAGAGGCCGACACCGAAGACGGCCCACCAGATCGCGTTGCAGGCGAACAGGATCACAGCCACACCTCGCCTTGCGGGTCCGCGATCGCTGGAGCGACGATCGCCCACAACTCGCTGCCGATGCCACTCAGTTCCGGGTTGGCGTCGCCATGCAGCCGTGTAGCCATTCGCGCGGCAGCGCGCAGGGCAGCGAGGTGGGTTTCGTCTTCCGCCAGGTGCTTTCGGGCGCGTTCGACCAGATCATCAGGTTGCGTCACGCCGGCACCTCCCCCGCCGGGCGAGCAGTCACGATGGCGGACAGCATCATCCGCACCCACTCCCCCACCGTCGCGGTCTGCCACGCATAAGACTCCCGGCGAGCGGTCACACGATCCTCAGCGTCAGTGATCACGGCGCGAGTAGCGACACCCTCGTCGTCCCACCACACGCCGATCGTCTGGCCGTCGACGGTGAACCTGGAGGTCTGCCGGATACGGCGCAGCACCCAACCCAGTTGCAGCGCGTACGCCTCTATCTGGACTTGCTCGGACAGATCACAGACAGCCATCTACGGCCTCCCCGTTCATCCAAGACGCCGCCTCGGTGGCGAACGTCAACTCGGACAGGTGGAATTGCTCCTCATCGCGGCGGTCGATCCTGTCGGCGGCCTCGATGTACTTGCGCCAGAACGGTTCAGCGGCCATCGGTGATCTCCCTCCCGGTCCGGCGCTGACCGCAGTAGCAGTAGCCGCCCTCGTACTGGGCGTTCAGCGCGCACCACACCCCGCCGGACATGACCGGCACCGGAGACGTGATGCTCTCGCCGAGGTTGTCTTCGTCCTCGATCTCGACAGCGCCCTTCAGCGCCCAGTCCACGAGATCCGCCCAGCAGACGGTTGGGAGTTCATTGAGTTGGTTGGCGACCTTCCAGCGCTGTTCCTCGGTCAGCTCACGCGACATGGCGGACCTCCTCCAGCTCCCACCCAGCCACCCGCAGGACCCGGCTGTGGTCGGTGCCGACCATGCAGCCGAGCAGCTCCCAACTCAGCAACAGCCCAGTGGAGTCACACGGGTAGACACCTGAGTCGTTCGCCAGCGGAGACGCCTGCACCATCACGTAATTGGTGACACCGTGGGCGTAGATGGCCGACGGATAAACTGCGTAGATCGCGCAGTCGCCATCGAAGTCAGCGGTGTCGGTGTGCGGGACCGCGGTGGTGCGATAGGCCGATCCGGTCATCGGAGCACCACCTCGCCCAGCCAGCGACGCACCGCAGCTTCGCCGTTGTCATCGCCCTGGTTCGGGAACGCTCGAACCACGCCTTCGCCGTTCAATGCCAGCGCGTACGCCGATCCGACCTCATGGTCGGTGATCCAGCGGACGATGATCACGACATCCCCGCGGTGGAAGGTGTCGGTATCTGGCGACAGCCGAGACACCCTCCAGCCCAGCTGGTTAGCGGTGGTGTACGAATCCAGGACAGCGCTCATCGCTCGGCCTCCCAGTCGGCTTGTTCGGGTGCGTAATGCCAGTCGTCCCAGTCGTGTCCGTCCGGGACGATCGGGGCGGGATGGTGTTGGAACTTCGCCACCACGCCCTCGGCGAACCCCGCCAGCAGTGCCTCGGTGAGACGCAGGTGAGGCATGTGTGGGTGCGGCAGATGCAGGCGCGCGCTCATGACGCACCGCCCGCCGAGTCGCGGGTGTGGGTGACATTGCGAACCGACTTGATGTCCTCAGCGGGCGCGAACAACAGCAGCTTCCAGCGGCCGTCGATCTGGCCGTGGAATGTCCAGCCGTCCCGCTTCTTCGTCGCGGTCGCCCCGGGGATGAACGCGGAGAACATGTCATTCGGCGGCAGCAGCACCTGGTGCGCGGCGATGTACTCGACATACCCCGTCGCCCAGATGATCTCGTAAGTATCGAGCGGGCCGTGGTCGTAGCTCATGCCGCCACCACCCGTCCGCTGAGCAGCGCCCACACATCCCAGGCGATCTCGAATGCCCGCGTGTTCGGTGCGTTGTCGCGCATGACCTCGGTCACGAACTCATAGACCGCGTCGGATGTGGACAACTCCCACACCCGCTTACCGATCTCGTGAGCGACCGAACCTTCCTCGGTGCCGACCAGGGCGGCCACGTACTCCACCCACGGGGGACGCTTCAGGGTGCTCACGACTGCACCGCCGCATCGTGAGAAAGAATCGGGACGCAGTTCCACTCGACCGACTCGACCTCACGGGTCACGGTGACCTTCGGTGCGGCGGCGATGTAGTCGGGGTCAGGGACCTCCTCGGTGACGGTCTGCGTTCCGGTGACGACCCGCTCGCACACCTGCGCACGCAGGTCGGTCAAAACGATCTGCAACGCCTGCAACGGCACCGTGACATCGAGGTAGCCTTCGCCTCCCTCCTTGAAGTCCTTGCCGACCGGGGCCGTCGCGATGGTCTTGAGGCGGCGGATGGTTTCGGCCATGACCGCACGACCCTGGCCATAACGATCGCCGTGAGCGATGGAATGGGCGGGCCACACAGCGTTCCTCGTGAACAGCTGTGTGATCAACGCCGCGAGGAACCCGTCACCGTCGTTCTCGACGAGAGACGCCAACGCGCGCAGATCTTCAGCTACAAGCGTGGGGTGGGGGCTGCCCTTGATCGGGGTGAGCTCGGTCATCGCGCCACCTCCGCGTTCAGCAGGGACAGGCCCTCGGCAGCGATCTGGAACGCCCGCATCGTCGGCGGATCCTCCGCGTACATCACGTACAACAGCGCCAAAGCGGTGTCGTTGTCGGCGGACGCGAGCAACTCCCCCGTCCGGTGGTCGACGGAATCTGTTGCGGTATGCCGCAGTTGACGCACGAACCGCCTGTACGCGGTCGAATGGATGGACATCAGGTAAACTCGTCTCTCGTTGTTTGGAAATTGATGGCCGTCGAGTTTGGGCACTCGGCGGCCATATCCCGTCTCAAGACGGGAAGTGGTAGGCACCCTCGGCGGCAGGCGTCCCGTCACGTGACGCCGAGGGTGCGTCCTCAACCCCAGGAGTCGAGCTCACCGGGGCCGAGGAAGTCGGGAACAGTGCGCCGCGCCCATAGCGCTCAGCGCAGCTACGGCATTCAGCGAGACGCACCGGATGACCAGCGGCATCGGCACATCCGACGTCGCTACCCGGAAAGTCCGTGTGCATGAGGTAGTGGTCGCCGGGACGGATCGGGCTTCGGCCGCAACTCCCACACCAATGCGACTTGCGGGCGCGGCGCAGCTGGGTAGTGCTCATTGCTGCACCTCCGCAGGAGGATGGCCACAGCCCTCGAACGAAGCGCCGCAAGTGCATTCATGCGGCCCGGGATGAGGAGCGACGAGGCGACAGACGCACGTCTCACCGTCGAGCTTCCAGACAGGTCCGACCCACCAACCGCAGGGGCGGGGCACGTCCTGACGGCTCAACGCGGGGCGAGGGGAGCCCCCACGGCCATCGCCAGAACGTGCCCCTGTTCCCTCAAGCGCGGCGGAGCTACCGGTCTGTCGCCCTGAATCTCTGGCAGGAGCACGGACGACGGAACGGCCAGAAACCGCGCTGAGGGGGCTTGGGTAGGAACGGGGTCGGCGGCCGAGGTAGCGGCCGAGCAGCAAGCTGATGGCGACAGCGACAGCCGCCCAGACGGCGACGTAGATCAGGATGGCGGTCACGCGGCACCGCCGTCACATACGAGGCTGACGTGCGACAGAGCGACCGGGAAAGCGCGACCACTCACACGCACCGACGCGACCCCATCAACAACCAGCGCCCGAGAAGTGGTGAGCGCCTGGCGCGGCTCGCGCCCGACCCAGTAGCGGACCGGGGTACCTACCGGGGCGACCGAGTTCCAGACGTCTACGGAGGATTGGGGATTGGATCCGGTGGGGATCATGCCGCGCGCTCCTTCGAAATCAGGCGCGCGATAGCCTCAGCGCCAGCCGGGGTGACCTTCAACGTGTGCATGACCTCGCCCTTGAAACGCGGCGCTTCATGCACCTCGACCGGGCGGAAGTACTGCCGCTTGTGCGCGTACGCCGAATAGCGGCGGCGGATCTCCTTGCACTGCTTACGTTCCGACCAGCGAGACTCGGTCTCCACGTAGATCCAGCCACGCGCGAGCAGCAGGTCCCGAAGCCATTCCTCACCGACGTCGTTGTTCGCGGCGACCACCCGCAGCTTCAACAGGTCCGACTCGGCCACGTACAGCTCGACGTAGTTGACCTTCGGTGCGTCCTCGGCGATCTTGTCGGTCAGCTCCTTGTTCGCCACCGTGAGCGCCCGCACCCGGCCGTCGAGGATCTGCACCGCGTTGCGGATGATCTCGTCCTCGCTCAGCTCACGCGGCGCAGCGGCTTCGGCGTCGAGCAAGTGGTCCCGAACCTTCCGGGCTACCAACGAATCCCGGAGCAGCATCCCGACCCGGAGCACAGCCCGACGCGGGAACAAGGCGATCCGGCTGGCCGAGGAGGTGAGTTGCTTCGGGTAACTCCCCTCGAACGCCGACCGAGTGACGACGCGGTAGCCGTCCGTCTCGATCTCGTCGCGGTTGTCGAGCACCAGCGCGCGAATCGTTCCCTCGGGCACCTCGTAGAACTCGGCCACCATCTCTGTGGTGACGTGCATGTCATCGGGCAGGGTGCGCAGCACGCCTACCTTGTCGAGGACATCGGTGCGGGCGGCGAGAGCATCACGCTCGGAACGCGCGGCGGCAAGGGTGAGATCGGTCATGCCACACCGCGATTCGCGGCGACGTCACGGTCGACCTGCTTCTCGCTGGGCAGCGATGCGTAGAACCGCTGGAGGTCCTCGGCGTCGATCAGCAGAGTGGACCCAAGGTAGCGGGCGGCGAGGTGGCCTTCGCGGACAAGCTTGCGAATGGTGGACTCGCCAATGCCCGTCGCCAGGTGCGCCTGTCGCACGTTGTAGGAGATCTGAGCTACGTCGACGCGCCCCGCGGTACCGGCGCTCATGCCGCCTTCCCCTTTACGAGGGTGTGCAGCTGGCAGTGCAGGGCGTCGGCGATAAGTCCCAGCTCACGCATCTTGAATCCGCCCTCGGTGAGGCGGCGCCACAAGGTACGCTCGGACATGCCAACAAGCTCGGCGAGCCGGTCTACTTCGATTGCCGCGATGGACATTTCGCGGAGGACGTTGTCGGCGATGTACCGATCTAGTTGGTCCATACGGTCCAAAGTATGGACCGTATGGACCAATGTCAAGACCTGAGTGCGGTCGCAATCATGCGTTCCCAGTTAGGGGAGGCTTGGAGATTGACGTTAGGACCGTTTGGACCCAAAATGGCCCACATGGACATCGAAGGACTCGCCCAATCGATAGATCTGGCGATTGGCAACGAGCTTCGTGCCCAGCGGCTCACGAAAGGGCTATCGCGAGAAAAACTGGCCGCCGACAGCGGAGTCAGCGCCAAGACCATTCAGCGCTTCGAGGAGGCCGCCCGGTCTCCGAACACGAAGCAGATGGCAGCCCTGACAAGCGCCCTAGGCATTGGGCTACGAACATTCCTTGAGTTAGCGCTCAAGGACATCGAACATCCGACCACATCTCCGTCGGACTAGCCCCCATCCAGATCGCCGCAATGATCAGATCCCGGACCGTCTCGTGGCCAGTGCGGAGGCGGTCTGCGGTCATGTATCCGAGCGCTGTTTCCACTTCCCCTTGACACTCACACAACACGGCATCAACAAGTTCGCTGGGGCTGTGGAAGTGGCGCGACTCCCGCATCGAGCCGCCTAGTTTCGGGTCGGCATAGGGGCTCTCATCCATGGCGCACAATCCCTCCTCATCGCGCCGCTGCGGTCAGCCCCGACAGATCCCGCTAGTGGTTCGACAAAACTCATGTTCGGTATCCCCCGCGTACCAATGGCTATCAACTCTACGGATGCTCCCACATGCCGCCGACAAAATGAGCGAAGCCGTTGCTGGCGGGGGTCCGCGCTGTTTCTTCAACGCGGCGATGCCTCGGCCTGCGTCTAGGCCGTCACACCGTGACTATTCAGTTATCAACTGGCCGAAGGTAGTTCGCCATTCAACCGTGACTATGGATGATAGTCCGCGCAGGCTGGCGCGCCTAGGATTCCGCGTGTTTAACATTTCATTGGGTAGGTAACGATTCCATGTTAATCAGTGGCAAATATGTAGCTAGCGTGCATGTTTCGGATGATGCGTCACCGGGATGAGGAAATCATCTGCATGGCAACACAATCCGACCATAGTGTTCGATACGTCCGGTTTGCCCGGCTCATTTCCAGCAAACCGAAATTAGTCAGACCGACCGGTTTCATCATCGCTCGAGCCCCAGCAGCCCCGCCCAGGCTTCCGGCTCTCGACATGCCCTTGAGAGGGTTCCTAGACGTAGCCCTACGAGATATCGAGGGAATCGAATAGCCGCACAGGCGATGTGCCCACCCGGATCGCGGCCACGATGAGATCGCAGATCGTTTCATGTCTGCGGCGGAACCGGATCGCCGCCGCGTGCCCGACCGTCGATTCCAGTTCAGCTGGGCTCAGCTCGAGCAATGCTACCGAGAGTGCCTGCGGGCTGGCGAATTTGCGGCCCACGGGCCACGGTAATTCCGAATCACACTGCATGCCTATCAATCCCGATCCTCGGCCGAGCTTCACGTTGCCCAAGCGGCCTGCATGCCAGCGCCGTGGATTAGCTCACCGATTCCGAACACACCCGACGCCGGCGTACCGGCGGGCTGGCCCTCGAATTCCACGACTCGACCCACTATCTGGTCATGCGCCCGTTGTAGCCCGTCCCCTCCGACGGCGGAGCTCTAGGTCGCGAATAGCTCGATTTGATGCCCTCCATAGTAGGGAGGCAAAACAGACTGTAGTACCGGTTTCCGGGTACTGCAATAGTTGATTTTTGCTGGCTATTCGCGGTACCCGGTCGAAAACTTTTGACACTCGATCAGTTGGTTGCCTGTCCAGTCAGGGCTATGCTGGCCCGGTGACCAACCGGGAACCCCTTGTCACGGCTGTCGCCGAAGAGATTGAGCGGCGACGGAAAGCGGCGAACCTGAGCCAGCCTGAGATGTGGGCCGCGGCGGGGCTGAAGAAGACCACATACCGCGAAATCGAGTACGGCCATCGCATCCCCAATATCGTTCAGCTCGAGGCGATCGCTACAGCGCTCGGGACGACGCAGTGCGGCATCATCAACGCGGCAAAGCGGGCCCTCGCTGAGGGCAGGGTAGATCTGCGTGGGCACGCCGCGCAGGTGTTCGGCGAGATCTTCGGCGACGAGTAGGGGCGGTTAGGGGGCAAACCGGGGCGAGTTAATTGGAGGCAACCGCATCCGAAATGTCGGATCTCGGATCTATGATCCATCAAGTGACACCAGCGCCATACCGAATAATCCTGTTACTCACTGCGTTAGATCGACTACACACGCGCTGGCATACCGATAGAAACTTCCGCGCATTCACACTCGCCGCCGCCGCTTCCGCGACAATGAACCTCATCTCACCCCTCGGCGGCCCGACCAATGTCATCGCCCCCGGCTCCACCGTCGGCTCCATCGCCCTGCTCATAGGGACCGCGCTCATGGCGTTCATGTTCACCACTTTGATGAACATCTCCGTGAGAGCCATTCGCGCAGCACACCTTATCCCCTACGTCGTCGGCATCAGCACCCTCGCCTGGATCGCCCTGGCAATCTGCTGGACACTCGGAGACAGCCGCCACAACAGCTCGTGGTCACTGCTCACGCCCACCAACCCGGCCGACAAGGCATTCGCAGCGATCTACGGAATCTGGTTGGCGGCATTGGCGATAGCGACGATCCTGGGCACCACCGCAGGGCTACGCCAAACTCAGGCCGCGGCAAGGCGTGCTCGACGCAGAATGCACGCCCTCCGGGTCTCCGCGGCTTTCGGCACCGTGTACGCCGGGCTCATCGCAGCCAACGCCATCGGGGTTGTCGACTGGCCAGATCGCGAGATCACGATCATCGCCGAAGCGATAACAGCGCCAGCGGTAGTCGCGTTCATCATCGCAGTGCTCTAACCTCAGCACTCAATCTTCAACAGCCCGTCCAGGCTGCCGAGAGATTTCCGGGCCGTCTCGATACTGACCTGCTGGTATCCGCGGGTCGTCACCACATCTGAGTGCCCCATGATCGCCTGGATAACCCTGGCATCCACTCCCGCCTCCATCAGCAATGTCGCTGTGGTCCCGCGCATCCCATGCACGCTCACTGGCTCTACCTCGGCGCGCTTCTGCGCGGCCGCCCATCCTTCCCGGTCGGCCGCATCCGACACCGGCGTGACGAACTTCCATCGCTTCCCGGGCGGGCTGACCCACACCAGATTCCACGGATTCGGCTCGCTGCGGTCACGATGCACGATGAGGATCGCCGCGAGCGGTTCGGGGATCGGGATGACCCGCTGCGACAGCGTGGTTTTCGGCCGAGTCAACGCGGCTCCGCGCCAGATCGGGATGTGCTCGAAGTCCGGCCGGACATCGAAGCGGTTCGGGTCCTCCGGGTCGGCGCCGGGCTTCAATTTGAGCCACTTCAGTTGCCAAGCCAGATCCAGCGATCCGCGCTCGAGGTCCACTCGATCCCATTGGAGCCCAAGCAGTTCGCCCTGCCGGCCGCCGAGCATCAGCCCGGCCGCCCACCGGGTCACCAATGGGTCCTTGTCCTCGAGCGCGGCCAGGAGCACCTTTCGGGCTTGCTCGGCGGTGAGCGCGCCATGTTTCTTGCTGAGCACCTGTGGGCGGCTGACGAGCTCGCACACGTTGCGGTACGCCTTACCGTCGGCGACCGCGTCGGTGAGCGCTGCGGAGAGCACGTTGTGCGCCTCCTGCACACTGCGCGTGCTGTAGGTCTTGACGGTCTCGCCGCGCTTGTATGTGGCGGACAGGATCCAGGAGTGCATCTGGCGAATGTCGTCCGGCGACAACTCGATCAGCCGGGTCCCGCCAATCGGTGGGACGATGCGGTTGGTGATCGCTGACCGGTAGGTGCGCCATGCGTCCGGGTCGAGACGGAGTTTGGCGACGTGCTCGATCCAATCCTCCAGGTACGCCTTCACCGTGAGCCGTTGATCGGCCTGCGCAATTCCCTTGGCCTGGTTGTCCTTCACCTTGCCGAGCTTCTTGACGGCGATGGCGCGGTCCTTGGAGTACACCGGTTTGGATTTGCGGCGCTTGCCATCTGGGCCCTTCGGCAGTTCGATCTGCCCGACCCACATTCCGTCCCGGTTTCGCTTGTACAGCGCGCCTTCTCCGCGGGCTCGGCGAACCTTCGGCTTCTCGGCAGCAAGCTTTTTCAGCAGCCGCTCCACCGCGGCGACTCGTTTGATCAGCTCGGCCTGCGACTCGGCGGTGACGTCGACGGTCTCGCGCCAGGTCCCGTTGCGTTGCTCCATGGCAGCCCCTTGTGTGCTGTAGGCGATAATTGTAGGCTACCCCAGACTGATCCAGATTGCTCCAGCCTTCACGGCTTGATCTGCGGTTCACGGGAAATAGCCCCTGACCAGGGGATTCACGTCGATTGTTTGTCGGGGTGACAGGATTTGAACCTGCGACCCTCCGCTCCCAAAGCGGAAGTGTCACACCAGGGAACCCAGGTCAGAGGCATATTTCTTCGCGACTGTAGGCCAAGTTGTGGGCTAAGGCCATCACTCCACAGACCTCGAAGGACACCTCGCTATGGCTTTCCAGTACCCGTACCCGCCCCAGCCCTGGCCGCCCCGCAAGAAGCCTCGCGTGTGGCCGTGGATCGTTATCCCCGTCGCCGTCCTGACATTCGGTGGCTGCGCCGCGATCATCGGCACCGCAGCAAACGAAGCATCGAAGACCGCCCCGTCCACCACCGTGCCGCGCGCGATCGTCGAACCGGTCATCGCCCGCTCCACGGCGTCGACCACAACGCCAGCAACCACCACTCCAGCCGGTCCGGCCACCACGATCCGCAAGGACGGCACATACATGGTCGGCACACAGATCGAGCCCGGCACTTGGCCTGCCAAGTGC